TTAACCGTGTGGCCAGTCTGCCAGCTCGGCGGTCAAGTCAACCTCGGTGGTGCCGAACGCGGGTGTGTTGAAGTCATAGACAGTCTTGCCCAATGAGATCGCGCCGAGAACCGTAGCGCCCGATGCTTCAACTCTGTCGGCGCAGGCGAGTAACGAGCCGCCAGTCGAATAAAGCTCATCAACGAGGATCGCATGATCGTCTTTAACGTCCGCATTGGTTGTCAGAAACGGCAGAAGCCGTGCCCGGTTTCGCGACCCGCCAAGGTGCGCTTGCGTCAATTTTTCGGTCCAGCGAAGGCCGTCAACGACGCAATGTTCATAAGCCGTTCCGGCAAAAGCCTCTTCCACCATCTTGAGCGACCGGTAGGTATCTGCACCGACCACGCCATCTTTCGATGGCACGGGAATTAGCGCGGGCTCGGCTATGTCACCCGCAAGCGTCGGTATCTGTCGCGTGGCCCATGCCCCAAACGTTTTGCGCACGGTTGCGAAATTCGCCTTCGTGATGTTGATGCGGTTGCCGGATTCCCTCTGAATCCAGAAGTCCCGGCGATGCGATCCGACCTTGACGCCCCAGACGTAAAAATAGGCGTTCCAATAAGGCTCAGGCCGCCTCGCAATCTCGTTGTGCGGGCGTTCGGGGTAATAGCCGCAATAGGAAATGACCTTCATCGGTCTCTGAGCGCGTCAAGTATCTGTCCCGTTCGCTCTAGAATGACAGTATTTTTGATGTGAAGGAAGCGTTTTGGCCACGCTTGGTTGTCCGCGACGCTCTTGAGGATGAACAGCCATCGCCCGTATTTCTGGCATGCGACGGCTTGGTGAAGGGTACCAGAATTGTCGTCCGCCTCGACGATCACGGTAGCGTCGGAGATCGCGGCCATAATGCCGTTGCGCTCGGGAAAATTTGAGCGATAGACCCGGGCACCTTCAGGGAACGGCGAAATCAAAAGATGATCTCGCCAGACATTCTCTTGAAGGAAGGCGTTTTCTGGGGGATACGCCTTGGAAAGCGGAGTGCCAATCACGCCGATGGTCCGGCCGCTGTTCTGGATGGCGCTTAGCTGCGCTGCCGCGTCGATGCCCCTGGCCAGACCGGAAACAACCACGATGCCGGCCTGGACCAGCTCGCGCGCAAGCCGATCCGCGCGCCGCTCGCCCTCAGGGCTCGCCATCCGCTTCCCGACAATCGAAACGCATGGCTGCGCGACCAACGCAATATCGCCAGCATAGAACAGGCGCACGTCCTCAGGTTCGCTAGCGTCGCCCTTGAAGATGTCGAGTTGATGGGTGGCCCACGACGGGCCACGCCTCACCGATGCCAGTAAATCCAAGAGGGGCACCGACCGCGTATGCGTCGGCGCGTTGTAACCCCCTCGACGGGGTGCCGGCTGAGCACGGGTCATGAGCATGGCACCGACTCGCCGCGACAACGACAGGCGATAAGCCATCGTTCCATGGTCACATACCACATATTGCGCCTAACCAAGGGAAAATCGTCCCCCTGAGGGACGATTTTCCCCGGGTTTCGGGTAAAGGGCTGTGATTCGCTATTCGCGGGCAATGAGGCGCCAGCGCGCGGGCATGCCTTGGGCGACGTTCTCGACCATCTTGCCCGCCTTGGACTTGAGGCATACCCACACGTTGCAATCCACGGTGCGCAGCGTCTTCGGCGATGTTTTACGCGCTTCGGAACGCGACCGCGCGCCGGATCGAGTAGCAGCCTTCGCCTACGCGGTGGCCGTGGTTGCCCGAGAGCAGACGAACGCTGCCCGGGCCGCACGAGCCGGTGACCACGCCGACGTGATGCGGCATCACCATGATCGCACCGCGCACCGGGCCGGACGGCTTGCCCCAGCGGGCAAACGAGATCGCCGCATCCGAGCCGGTGCCACGCAGCCCCACGCGCGCCAGCATCTTGTTGACCCAGGCGGCGCACCACAGCGTGCGGCGAAGACCGAGCTGGCTGGCGCCGGCGCCGAGCGTCTGCCGTCCGATGTTGATGACCGACTCCATGCCGTGTGCACCGCCCTGAAGCAGGCCCGAGAAGATCTCGGAAACCCCGCCTCGCGGGTTCACCGGATTGACGGCTGCATAGCGGCGGACGTGCCGCCGACGCACATAGTGACGTCGGTGGACGTGGTGGTGTCGGTGCAGCTGAGAGACCCTCCAATGCCGGTGATGATGGCGAGGTCTCGAGTCGGCGCTGACGTTTGCCACGACAACCACCGCGGCGACCGCGAGCGCGGCCGCAATGGCTTTGCGGAGCATCCGTTGGTTCCTTCTTGGTAGGGATCGGGGGCGCTGTGCCGCGCGTTTGCCCGTACAGTGACGATACGCCCGTTCTCCTTCTCATCACCCCTTCGAGGTCGTGAGACCTCTCCAGAGCCTTTGGCCGCGTCACACGGCCGACGAAACAAAAAAACGCCCCACCGCTCCGCGTACGAGTCGCGAAGCGATGGGGCGCGCTGTCAGTTGGCCGGCAAGGGACCTTTGCGGGCGAACCCGCCAGTCAGCAGCCGGCTAAGTCGCTCTGCTTCTTGTTCGGCGCTGATGTACGCCGCGGCGAGCGTGTGAAGGGCCTTCATGGGATCGTGATCGTGCTCAGCCAGCCACGCGGCCACGAACTCGCTGACCGTAGAAGGGATCGAAGTGGACGATGGGCTTGCTGGCTTGAGCGAACTTTCGGATCTCATGCCGCACGCCGTCACTTCCGTCCCAGCCCGGCAACATCGCGACAATCAAGCCGCGCGCGGTCGCAATGAATGGGCTTTGCTGCTCGAGCCAGAGATCAACGTCGAGAGGATCGATGCCTGAAAACTTCGCGATCCAATGACAATGCGCGATAGGCGAAAAGACCGCCACGCCCTCTTTCATGAGAGCGCCGGTGACTCGACACGCAGCCTCGGCCGCCGCGTCGATTCCTTCCTCGAATTTTGTGTAGGGAGTGCCGACGTACCAAAACCCGTCACCAGCCGTGAGCTGGGACAGCTCGACCGAAAACCTCACAGGCACGCTCCGTCGTCTCGCTGGTAGGGATCGTTCTTTGTTGGTCCGGACTATGGCGGAGAGACCCGGGGCAACTCAACCCTTGCGGGCCGAGTTGCCAACAGGGAATCACCCCCGCCACTTACCGTTCTGCATCGTGAGGAGCGTCCGCTTCCCGTTGGGGTATTGGACGCAATCAGATACCGTCCAGCTCGACGGCCCCTTGTTGTAACCGTGCTGGAGTTCCATCGCGCCGACACAGTAGGCGGCGTCCATGATCTCGGCTGTGTGCTTGTCGGCGAACGTGATCTTCCGGCCGATGCGAGCGAACGTGTTGATGGTTGCCTTCGCGCCGTTGGTGCCGCGGAAACCGTGATGACCGCACTCGACGCCGTCCACGATGAACGACTGGCCGTCGTGCACCCACTCGACATTGCCAATGTCGTCGCCCCAGAACTTCCGGATGGCGTGCTCGAGTACGCTGAAGGTCGGCGGAGACTCGTAGCGGTCGAGCGCGTGCGCGACCTGTTCGCGGTAGGCGAGGTAGGCGTCCTCCAGCTGAATCCCGATGCGGATGTTCTCGCCGTCGTTGCGGTAGCGACCCTCACGAACGTAGCGCTCCAGCGCCAGGTCGTGATTGGACTCAACCACGATGGGGCGCAGCCACGGCCGCGAGATGGCTTTCAGAAAATCAGCCACCCCGGCGATCTCGCCGAGCACAGACTCCTTTTTGCGCACGGCCTGCTCGTACGAGTAGGCGTTGTCGCCGACGTGATGGTGGTTGCGCGCCTGCATATCGAAGATGTCGTGCAGGAACACCAACTCGGGCCGTAGCGTATCGAGAAGGCTCACGTCGCGAACGATCTTGCCGGTGTGCGGATCGTAGCCGAACGTCGCGATCGTGTTCCGCGGCCGCAGCTTGGCACAGTGGATGTCGCCGGTGACGATGGAGCGCACACGGTGACCGGCGGTCACATTTCCCTTCGACGCGAAGACGTCGAGGTCGTAGAAGCTGCCATCCGCGTCGTTAGCGTTGATCTGCCGGCAAAAGATGTCGCCGTCACGGTCGAACTCGACGATGGTGGCACCGATGATGTGGTGGAAGATCGACTTCACACCCGCCTTGCGCGGGATCACCTTGGGGCGCGTGACGGCGCCCGACGTCATGACTTGATGCGCTTGAATCCGCGGATCGGTCGACGGCACGCTCTTGAGCTGTAGCTTGGCGTGAGGGAACACGGCCCAGCGGCCGCGCGAGTACGTCACGAGGTCGGAGATGGGGCGCGCTGCCGTTGGCAGCGTATTCATCTCCCCGCAGAACACGAAGTGATCGCTGACCGGCATCTGACCAAAGCACAGATGATCGGACAACGCGGTGTCGTAAGCGCGCGAGGTCGGGTTGTTCTCCGACCACCATTGCGTCTCGTAGGTCCAGGGACCGACGACGATCTCCGCGCCAATGTGCGCGGCATAGGCTTGGAGGTTTGCCCAGAACGCTTCGTGGATCGGCGCGTCATTCTGCGCTCCAGTGAACAGGAACTTGCGGCCCTTCGGCTTGGCGACGGGCGCAACCTGGAGCGTGCCGGATAGCCAGGTGCGAGGGGTGCCCTCGACCACCACGTGCTTGCCGATATTGCGGTCATAGCGCCGCGACAGATACGACTCGACGAGGATGGCGTCGGGGTTCACAAGCGGGTAACGCGAGCGCGTGACCAGACGCGTGATCTCCTCGGACAGGGACCGCGCGCGCGCGTGCGCGTGGTCCTCTGCCGATGGAGTCGCCGCGGCTGGTTCCGCGGTCTGTTTTTTTGTGGCCCTGGGGAGGATGCCGTAGCGGAACTCTGCCGCCTGAACGCGCTGGCGAAAGGCTTGCCGGTTGAGCGGGACCCCGGTCTCGGCGCGGAACGTCCGCGCCGCCTCCTCGATCGCGCTCGGCGCGCCCTTCAGCTTGAAGCCCTGCTTAAGGGCCTTGTTGACGAACGAGACGGCTTCTCTCGCCTGCTGGCGAGAGACGGGCGGCGTGGGCATCCGTTGACCTCACTGGTAGGGAGCTGGCCGCTTGGCGCGACTCAGCGATTGCCGCCATTATCAGCGCGCAGCTCACGCGCGCGCCCTGCATCCACAACAAATAACGTGGGGACAGAACTCCTAGTCGTTCTTGCGCATGAGCAGCGAATCAAGGCGCCGAGCGATGGCATCGATGGCGTCGAGCACGTTCTTCTCGATCCGTCCCATGTCGAGCTTCGAGACGTAGTCGCGAGCGACCTCGACGCGGTGGTCGGCGAGGTCTTTCCTCACCGACCCCAGCTGTCGCCAGAGCCACCCCACGACCGCGCTCACCACGAGCACAACGACGCCGGCGACGGAGGAGACGATCTGCACCTCCGTCCAGGTGACGGGCGTCGGGAGAGGCTCTGCCATCGGTTTAGCCCCAATGCCCGGAGGCACGCTCGAACCAGCGCTGCTCGTCATCGGGCGTCATCTTGTGCCCGACGAGCGTGCGGGTGACCTTCTCGAGCGCGTCCTCGCCCGTATGACCGAACACGTGACCGGCCAGTTCTTCGATCGCCTTGGCGAGATCCGGCGCGGCTCTCTGCGCCGCCTTGAAAGCGCTCGGCCCCTCGCTGATCGCCGCCTTGATGACGGGCGCCGCTTCCTCGACCATCGGCGCAACCTTCTCCAAGATGCCGATCACCGGCGCGGCCGGCGGATAGGCAATGGAGACCAGGGACAAGAGTCCGCTGATGAGAGACATCGAGACCTCCTTTACTTCGTTGCCGGCGCGGACGGAGCCGCGACCGGAGCTGCGATGATCTGGGACGGCTGGCCCTGTGGCACCTTGCCGACCGCCGTCTTGATCGCCTCCACCAGCGGGCAGAGCTGAGAAGCCACCTGCTGGTTGGTGCCGAGGAACGAGGCGACCTTGCTGGCCGAAGCCGAGTTGGGCGCCACGACGTTGAGAATGTTCACCGCCGTCTGCGACGTGGGCGAAAGCGCAGGCGAGCACTCCGCCTGCACCAGGATGTTGCCGATCATCAGCAAGTCCTTGCCCACGACGGGCGCGTACTTGTTGACCTGATCGTTGAAGTGCTCCAGCTTTTGCTGGAACGTCGCACAGCCGCCGAGCGCGAACGCGGCGGCAAGCAGAGCCGCGAAAATCGGCTTCTTCATTTGTCTACTTTCGCTGGAGAGTGAGAGACGCGAGTGTTACTTCGCGGCCGGGGCAGTGCTGTTTTCCGGCAGGAAGAACGCCACGAGGGCCATGATGCCAGCACCCGCGTTCGCGATGAGCTGCCACTCGGCGGCCGGCACGTTGACACCGACCAGCGCGGCCACGCCGGCGAGCGCAGCCCAGGACGAGGGCTCTTTGAAACGGGCGGCCACGTGGGCCGCCACGGCAGCGAAACTGTTCATTTGGTTCTCCGGTTGATTACTTCACGCCGATGATGTGCTCGATCTCCGTGAGGAGAGTTTCGAGCGGGTTGGCGTGTGCCGGCTCGGCCGGCTGGGAAGCCGGCGCTGGCGCCGGCGGCGGTTCGGCCGGCTTCGGCGCCGGCTCTTTCACCGGCTCTGCGGCCGGCTTGACTGATTCAGGTTCGTGGGCGGGCGCCCCCGGCGCGATCGGTGGAGACGCAATGACCGGAAGGGCGCTCAGCCCCTTCTCGAACAGCGCCGCTTCGTGCCCGCGCCGCTTCCAGAGGTCTCCGCCCTCCGGCCACAGGCGCCGCATCGACATGTACTCGGCGGGAATTTTCGCGAACTCGCACGCGATCATGTGGTCTCGGATCGCGCGCATCTCGCGGTAGCGGTCGCCCTCTTTCGTGAACGAGGCGCCCCGGTTAAACGCGAGCGAGGCGATTGCGCCTCGGCTGTGTGGATGCAGCTTGTCGAAGTTGGGTAGCGCCTTTCGGCACTTGTCCACCCACTTCGGCACGTCGCGCTCAGAGAACACCGCAAGCGCCGCATCCCACGGAATGTCGACGCTGTCGCGCAGCTCGATGGCGAGCGCGTGCGCGGCTGCACCGTGAATCCCGATGACGTGCGTGAGCGCGCCGATCATGGAGCTGGGGATGTGCCCAGCCCAATCGGAGATCAGCTCTTGATGGGTCGCATAGCCGCAGTCGTAGCCAACGCCAATCGTGACGCCCGACGCGCCACCCGGCCATTCGGGGTGGCGGTAGTGCTTCATGTAGTAGGCCGGGCTGCCGTCTTCCTCGGTGACGATGAGGTCGAAGGCTTCTTTCGAGATGTCCATGATTTCCTCTGATACTCGGCGCTGGACGCGCTCCACGCGGTGAACACGACGCAGTGCATTGCCGCATCGTTTTGATAATTTGAGCCGGGCGGCCACACACCGAGCGATGAGCCAAATGAGAACCGTCACGACTCGGTCGAGGACGCGTTTCATTTGCTCCCACCGCCGCCGTCCTTGGGCCGCTCACCGGAGATCGACGTCTCGGCGCCCGAGTTGGTCCACTTGTGCGTGACGGTCTTGATGAGCCACGTGCCATCGAGCACGCTGCGCCCGGTGGAAACCGAGAGCGTTCCTTCCGGCTGCACGGAGGGATCGCCAATGATGGAGATTTCGATCGAGCCCTCAGCGCGCTTGAGTTCGTTGATCTTTGCGTTTGCGGCGCGCTGGGCGAGGTCTTTGTTCTGGTGCGGGTGGCGTAGCGTGAAGGTTGCCTTCCCGTCGCCCGACTCGGTGGAGTCCTCGATCTTGTGCTTGGACTTCTTGCGGTCGTGCCAGTGCCCCTTGGCCTTATCGTGCTTCGGGCGGTCCTTTTTGGTCGCTCGGTATTTGACGAGGCCCCATTCGGCCACCTGGACCTGCGGCATCGACAAACCGCTCGCGCTCGCGCTATCGCCGCGCTTGACGAACAACAGCGTGCCGTTCTTGATCGAGAACAGCGCATCATGGTCGCGCGATAGGCGCGTCAGGAAATGCCAGTCGGACTCCTCCGACTGGTGCAGGTAGGGATACCCGACGTTCCCCACCTCATCCGAGACGAACAGCTTGAGTCCGTGCCGGTTGGCGACCTCGCCTGCGATGTCCTTGAGCTTTTTCTTCTGATATTTTTTGGTCCGATGCTGCTTTTGTGCCTTGCCCTGGTCGGCCGCCTTGGCGCGAATCACCATGCTTTTCGGAGGGCCCTCCACCTCGACCTCATCGACGATGTAGGTTCCCATAAAGACCAGACCGGTCTCGCGATAACCGAGAGAGATCGAGATGGTGTCGCCGGTGTTGGGATCGGCCACCGCAAAATCACGGTCATCGACTTTGATTTCGAGCTCGTCGTTCTCGTGCCCGTCGTGGAGCGTGAGTGTCAGCTCGAGCAAACGGTCATTGAGGGACCCGCCGACCGCCGCACCGCCCACGCTGATTTGCCAGGCGGGCGTGGTCATGGATCAGCTCCAGAGGTGCACCACCTGTCGGACAGGCAAGGTCGGGGCGGGAAGGTCTGGCAGAAAGATCAGAACGCCGGCTTCGTAGATTGGACCGAGGCCCGCGAGGCCGCGGTTAGCGTTGAGCACCATCTCGACGTTGCCGTTGCCCTCGGCGCCGTAATAGCGGGAGCAGATTTGGTCGAGCCGATCATCTTGGATCGTGAAATACGTCACGCCCATCAGAACAGCCCTCCGGTGATTCCGTCCTCGCCGTAGGACCGTAGGTGAATGTCGAAATCGATCTTGCGCGCGCCGTTGCGCCCGAAGTATTGTCGCGTGTTCTCCAGGTTCTTGACGACCCAGAGGCCCATCACCTGCCCCGCAAAGCCGGCGTCGGACATGGCGATGAGCGGATAGACCGCGCCGCTGCGCGCGGCCGCGTGCATCGCGGTCAGCAGCTCGGCGCCGCCGAACGCCTCCGGATACATCACGCCTTCGATGTGCACATCGCGTTCACCCGGGCCGAGGAACTGCTGCGCGGGTTCTCTGCCGAGTCGCTTCTGCCCCTCCCAACGAAAGTCTGCGGCAAACTTCAGCTTCTCGAAGCTCGGCGCCGTGGCGTAGAAAGCGAAGGGGCCCAGCGCGAGCAGCACGTCGTTGCCGCTCATGCCGAGCCTCCTTCGATCTCTTTATGCGTAAATGTCCGAGAGCTGCTTCTCGACCGCGCGCGCGAACTTGCGGTGCACGGCATCGGCGACCTTGGCCGGCTCGTGCGCGCCGTGGACGTGAATGTGCATCGCGGCCACGTTGACGTTGCGATGCAGCGCCGAACTCTTGCCGGGCTTCGCCCCCGTGGCGGGAACTGCGCCGCTGGCGCCGCCGCCTCCCGATGGAGTAACGCTCGGCCCCGGGATCGTGGCGCTGGAGATCGCTCGCGCGGCGGCAAGGAAGGCGTTCGCCCACGCCGAGCCGGACTTCGATCCCTCTCCGGACATATTGCCGGCCGGGACCACGTTGCCGACGCTGGCCATCCCGCTCTTGACGGTGTCCCAGAACGAGGTGAACCAACCAGAGCCCGCGCTCGCGCCGCTCGACTCGGCCTTCTTGCCCATCTCTGGGCCGAAGGTCGACTCGATATGGCCGCGCGTCGGGTTGGCAAGCGGAATCCCGCTCATCGGATCGACGAAGAACGTGCCCGGTTTGCGGTACTCCTCAGCCAGCCGATCCGGCGCTTTCTTCGCCATCTCCCACGCCTTGCTCACGCCGTACGCGGCAGTGAGCGCGACGCCAGTGGCAATGAGGACGCCCGACAAGGCCGTCAACCCAGCCGCGGCTGTGGTCACCGCCGTGCCGAGCCCGGTGAATGCGCCGAGTAAGGCGCCGCCGGGGCCAAGTAAGGCCATGCCCGCGCCGCCGACGATAAGCCGCCCGAGCAGCCCGCCACCGAGCAGGCGCGGTAGCAGTCCCGCGAGCAGACCGGCGCCTGCGAGCGCGCCGCCCGCAGCCAACAAGCCTCCGCCCGGTCCTGAAAAGACATTGCGCAGACCGCCAAGGAAGTTCTGAAGGCCCTTCATCGCCGGCACGAGCATCGGCTCGAAGTGCACGAGCGCATTCGCGATCAGGTCGTCAGTGGTCTTTTTCAAAGACTCGAGCGTCTGATTGTAGGTGCCCTGGACTCGCTCGTACGCTTCCTCAAAGCCCATCGAGCGCTGATTGAGCTCCGCGCGCTTCTTCATCTGATCGCGCTGAATCACCATCAACTGGTTGAGCTGTTTGGCGATGTCAGTACCGCCCCACTCGGAGATCTTTCTGACGACCGCGGAGTGGTCTTTCAAATCGACCCCGGCTAGCTCCAGAGCGGGCTTGAGGTATTGCTCCATGTACTGGAACGGGTTCTTGGAGGCGATGTCATTGCCGAAAAACGCGCCTGGGAGCAAAGCCTTGGGTTTGCCCTTGCTGTCGTAGTCGATGTGATCCTTGTCGATCAGTCCGGACTTGAGCAGAGCCGGGATGTATTTCGCCGCCACCGTGGAGTCGACGAACATGCGCTTGAACGAGGCAAGGCTCGGACCCGCGCCGCCGCGCGCGCCACCACCCCTGCCCGTCGCCATTTCCTGAATGATCTCGGGCAGGTACCTCGACATGAACTCGTCGTTGTACCCGTGGATCGCCGAGCGCGCATATTTGAGCGCCTGAAACGTCGCCGCCGGGGTGACGAGACCGCCGGTCGCGATCGAAGACCGCGCCGACATATCCAGCCACTTCTTGAACTCCTCCGGACTCGAAATGTAGTTCTTGAGCTCGCCGCCCTTCACGATCTCCATCGCCTGATCGTGGAAGGAGCCGCCCTTTTGCTCGCCGAGGGCAGACTTTACGACCTGCATCACTTTCGCGACGTCGGTCAGCGACTCGAGCGCATGCCCGACGTCGCCGAAGGCGTACGTCAACTCGCGCAGACGGTGGAGATTCTGCGCGGTGGTGGTCTGCGGAACAATGTTCGAGGTCGCACGCGCCTGCTCGAGCATGCGCCGGCGCTCGCCAGCGTTGTAACCGGCGACTTCAAGCATCGCCATCTCGGAATCGAGCGTCCCGGCCTTGCCGAAGCCGGCAGCGACACCGTGACCGATCCGATGGGCGGTCAGCGCATACCCGAGCCCGAGCGGAATGCCGTGATACCCGCGGCCGCCGCCACCATGCCCAAGGCGCGCCTGGTTGCGGATCATCTGCTGCTGGAGATTCGCGATCTGCCGCAGATGCGAAGCTTGCGCCGCCAAGCCGGCATTGCCGGCCGCAACATTCATCCCGCCGAGCGCCGTGCGCGAGAGCCCGGTGATCCTGCGCAACTCGGTCGCAATCGCCGAGAGGTCTTTGACAAGCGGCTTGATGGACTTGTGGAAGCTGTCGGCCTGCCGCCGCGCAGAGTCGAAGCCGCCGACCTTCTTGAGCGCCTCGAACTGTTTGACCATCCCCTTGATGTTATCGGCGGCCTTCTTCGCAGGACCCGAAAGCTGGTCAACCAGTCGGAGGATGACAGAGACGTCCAGGTTGGACATGCGTCATCCTCCCTCGGCTGCTTTTCGTTCTGCCTCGTTGATTTCCCGGCAGCACTGGACGTAGAAAGCAAAGTCATCCACACCGAGATCGAGCACAACGTCCGGCGTCCAACCCCACCGTTCAAATAACGGAATGGCGGTTAGACGCCAGTCGCAGCTCAGGGCTTCTCGGTGCGCTTCGTAAAACCGTCGACCCAGTCCGAAATCTTGCCCATGTCGACGAGGTCGAGCTCGTCGATGACGGCCGGAGGCACCTCGGCGAGCGACGCGATGAAGTCGTTGTTTGCGCCGATCGGGTCCTTGTCCGCCTTGCTGGCGAGTAACCGCGTGTCCTTCACCTTCGGACGCCGCAGCGAAAGCTTCGTGTAGGTCGTGCCCTGGTGGGTGACCGGGACTTCGAGGGGGATGTCGTGGCGGGGCGCGGCATTGCCCGCGGGGTTGGTTCCGCTCATGAGGTCTCCTTATTGTTGCGGATGGATGGAGTTAGAACCGGGATCAGGCGGAGGCGCCGATCCCGAGCAGCAAGCGCGTGTTGGCGGCTTGGTCGACGCCGTTCACGATGAACTTCTTGTTGAGGGCGTCGATCTCGAGCACGACGGTGTTGTCGATGGTGTGCTTGAGGTAATCGCAGCACACCATGTACTTGGCTTCCGTCTTGTGGCCGGCCTTCACGGTTCCCATGTCGTGCTCGTGCGGGAAGCCGTGCACTTCGAGCTGAACGCCCTTCTCGGTTCCGTCGTACGAGATGAGCGCGCCAAAGAACTTGAAGATTTTGTTGTTCCCCTGCCCCAGGCCGTAGATGCCGAGCAGGTTCTTGTCGTGGCACGTGAGAGTGAAGCTGATCTCCAGCTTTTCGTGGCCGAGTTTGACCGCCACGGGCACGTCCATGCCGCCGCCGCGGTACTCCTCGATCTTCCACTTGAGCTTGGGCAGCTCGACCGATTCGACGTCGCCGGAGTAGAGCACGCCATCGATGAACAGCGTGTAGTCGCGAAAGATGTCGCGAATGGCGCCGAGAGCCATCTAGTTCTCCAAACAGTTTGGGGCCGCCACGTGGGCGGCCCCTGGAGGTTGGCGAATTGCGTCTTGCGGTTATGGCGCCGGATGGCCCGCGGCCGTCGCGCTCGTCCCGGTCGACGCGTTGAGGAGGACGGAGTCGATGACCTCGGTGTAGTACCCCGCGTTACGGTGCGCGCGGAACGTGAGCCGCTCCAACGGCGCCGGGGGCTCGAGGTCGAAGTCGATCACCAGATGCCCGGCCTGAAGCTGGGTCGGGGAGTTGATCGTGCGGTCGAGCCACGCGCGGCCGTCGATGATCGCGCCGAGGTTGGCGAGATACCGAAGGAACGCGTTGACCGAACCCTCGATGAAGTCGATCGTGCCGAGCGTGATCGGACGGTCGATCGCGATGCGGAGCGCTTCCTCGATCGCGTCGTAGACCATGTCGGCCGTGCGACGGACGGAAATGAACTTCCACAGCGAGTCGCTGGTGGGCGACTCGACGCCGAGGACGCGGAAGCCGTCCTCGTGCACCACTACCGCGATGCCCAACGAGTTGAGGAGCTGGCCTTCCACGGTGGAACTGGTGAACGACCAGTCGATCGACCGGTTGACGCCGACCACCGCGTTGAGCGGCTGGTTCGAGGCAGACCACCAAAACCCGCGCGTCTGATCGATGTACGCCTGCTTGCCGGCGAGGAAGCCAGCCACGGGCGCGGGAACGACGCTCGAGGAGATGACGTCGAACTCCTGCACGCCGCCCTCGACCAGCCAGAGGCGCTGGCTGTCGAAGTCCTGGCGGTAGGAGATGGCGTCGACGTAGCTCGTGCCGGGCGTGTCAACGATCATGATCGACCGCATGTCCTGGCAAACGGTGAGCATGTTGGTGACGACCGGGTTCGCCACGGTGCCGAGCACCGCCGTGCACACCGCGCCGGAGCCGCCCTGACCGCCGGAGAGCGTTGGATTGTCCCAGCTCAGGTTCGCGCTGGTTTTCGTGGTGGCGAGAGCGTTGCCCGCCTGGCCCGCCGTCTTCGCAGTTGCGACGAGCGTGCCGGTCGCACCGGCGGCGGCCGCGATGGTCGCATTCGCCGTGGTGCCGGCGCCATAGACCGTGCCCGCGCCGGCGCCGGCCGTGACCGCCGCGACGAGGTTCGCGATGCTCCCCGCAACGTCGACGCCGATCAGCACCTCGTTCGCCGCCGGAGTGAGCGCGGTCTTGAAGGTGTAGGTCTTCGCGTCCATGGTGACCGTATCGCCATTGGACGGCTGGGCGGCGAAGGTCAGCGTGGCCTTCGCGGCAAGCGCCGAGGTGTCCGTGATGGTGACGGTCGGGGGCGTAAAGCCGAAGCCGAAGCCCCTGTGCACCATGATGATGGCGGACACGGAGCCCGCAATCACGGACACCTTGCCTTGGACGCCCTGGCCGGTCCCGCCGGAAAACGAGACCTGCGTCGTCGCCGGGTTGTAGAAGACCCCGCCGTCGTTCACGAGAACGTGGTCGACGCCATCGGTCGGACGCTGGGCGGTGAAGCCCGGCGCGATCAGCATCTTGGGAATGAGGCCCAAGGTGGTTTTCGCCTTTTTGAAGGCGAACAGGCCAGTAAGAGTCGTCTGAAGACCGATCAGGTTCGAGAACTGCGTCATGAGCTGATTGGTCTCAGTGACGCGGATCATCACGATGTCGGCGCCGAACTCCGAAAAGATGGCGTTGATGGCGTCGGGCAGCGTACCGCTCGTGCCGAGCAGTGCAGCCTGACGCGGATCGCCCGCGATCAGAAGCGGCTCGTTGAGCGGGAACAGCGTCTCGTCCGCGTCGGGCGCGGTGCCGATGACGCCGATGATGTTCGACGGCCCGACCTGAATCGGACGAATATCGTCATCGACTTCGATGATCTCGATGCCGTGGCGGAATTCGGTGACCACTTGTTGGTCCCTCCAAATGCCGAAAGCCGCCTTACGGCGGCTTTCATCGGGTTGCGGTTCTTGTTTGTCTAAAGGAGCAATCAGCTCCAGGAGAGGTTTGCTACGGCATTGGTGCCGGGGTTTCCGGACGAGCCAGAGTCGCTCCCTCCGGCTGCTACGCCGCGCGAGCCGCCTGCCGCGACGACGATTGTGTAGGCGTTGCCGGGGATAGGCGCGCCAGGCGCGCCGTACGTGAAGGTCTTCGTGCAGCGGCCGCCATTGCCGCCTTTTCCGCCGGCGCCATTCCCGGTGGGATTGCCGCCGCCGGAACCGCCCGATTCGCCTCCACCAGTCGTATTAGTGTCGCCGCCCGAAGCCGTGCCGTCCGCGCCGTCCGAAGCGTTGCCGCCCCCGTAACCGAGGAACGTATTGTCGAGGTCGTAGTTCTCGGTAACTTGAGGCCCGCCGGGACCGCCGTGACCGCCGTTGGCGGTCAGCATGACGCCACCGGCCGCAAATGTCGTGGGCAAGCCATCGCTGCCGCTTTGCCCAACGCTCGAATACGAGCCGGCGCCGCCGCCTCCTGCACCTGTACCAAACAAATCGATGGTAAGAGTGTTGTACTCCGGGCAAGTCCAGGAAACAGTGCCGGGTCCGTAGCTTGCGCCCCCTGGTGTCACGATGCGCACGCGCGGCAACATCGCTCGACTCAACACAGGCAGGCCCATCAGACCTTGCCCCCGCTGTAGTAAAGCGCGACGCCGGCCTCATAGTGCCACGAGATGTAGGTAAGACCGTTCGGCGCCGTGTTGACGGGAGGAGCGGTCTGCCCGATCGGGCTCCAGCCGGAGAACGTGATGTTGTGTCCGCCCGTCCCATCCTGTTTGAAGCTGAACGCGCCGGACTGACCATCGATCAGATAAGTGACCGCGCCAACCGTAATGTTGCCGGTGACAAGGTACTTCTGGTTCAGACCCAACCGAGTGTCGAGCGAGAGGTTGGCGCCTGGTCCAAGCGAGCCCCGGTCCTGCCAAGCTGCCGCAGCCCAGAGCTGGTCGGTGGTGACGACGCCGCCTGCGCCTGTGTCGGCCATAATTTGCGCGGCGGTCGCGTTGGCTGGTCTGCCGCTTAGGTCGGAATAGGCGCCGCTCGTGGCGACACTGGCGAGTTGGCTCAGCAGCACAACGCCGGTGATGCCGAGGTTCGCGAGCGCCTGCGCCTTCTGGCCCGCCGTGAGCGACTGGACCGCGTCGAAGCGCAGCCGCAGCGCCAGCGCGTTATTAACTGTGGTGGCGAAGTTGGCGTCATCGCCGAGGGCGGCCGCCAACTCGTTGAGCGTATCGAGCGCGCCCGGCGCGCTGTTGACGATCGCTGCGATAGCTGCTGCGACGAATGCGGTGGTGGCAACCTTCGTGCTGTTGTCGCCGGCGGTCGGCGTCGGCGCGGTCGGGCTCTTGAAGTTGAACGAATGGATAGTCGTACCGTCCGCGTCGAGCCAGAAGAAGATCCCGTCCGCTTCGTTGATCGCAACCTGACCGGACTGGAGTGACGGCGGCACGTGCCCAGACACCGTCGACCGCAGAATTTTGTTGACGGCCATGGTGCCCCACTTGTCAGAACGTTCCGCCGTCGACGGTGCCCAGTCCTTCCAGAGAGGAAACCAGCGCTTCGGCGGTCGCGAGCAAAGCGTCGAGCTGCGACGTCACGCTGCCGGTTTCGCCCTCGATCGACTGAGTAAGCGTCGCCACGGTCGAACTCAGCGAGTTGACCTGAGCGGTAAGGGTGTCGATGAGCGGCTGGAGCGAATTGTTGATGCGATTGATGCCGGCGGCCGTAACGTCGGCGGCAGCGGCGTCGATCTTCCCGAAGCTCACCTCGACGGCGGCGAGGCGCAGGTCAATGTCCTGGAGTCGCGGATTCCAGAACTGGGGATCGCCCAGGTTGTCGCCGACCTTGATTTGGTAGGCAACCTCAAAGCGGCGAGCCATGGCGGTTACCCGATCTTCTGCGCACCTGTGATCGCGTCACGAATGGTTTCCGCAAACTCGCCGGACACCACCACGTCATCGCTGGGGCGCAGCCAGTGCCCGCCGGCGCCGGCCGGGACCGAGCGCGTGAGCCGCACGCGATACTGAGCGCCATGCTCGAAGCTATCGGGTGCGGGCGGAAGGTTCGCGGAGAGCGAAGCGAGCGCATCACGCGCGGCGCGCTCGGCCGCCTTGCCGCCGCGCAGCACGGCGGGCGTATTGACAGTGGCCATTGGCCAGTCTCCTCGAAAGGGAATGTGGGAGAGACGCAGAACGCCGGCTTGCGCCGGCGCTCTGCTTATTTCTGGTCAGGCAATCACAGCGCCCAGAACAACCGCTGGGCGACGTGGAACGTGTTGGCGACGGAGTTGGTCGTGCCGTCGATCTGGATCGAGAAGGTCGAGATCGGATTGACGGTCGGAACGAAGTTCGCCGTGATCTTGTACTGACCCTTCGAGGCATCGACCAAGGTCGTGGTGGTCGACGTGGCGGCGATGTTGCCCACCGCCGCACCGCCCGACAGCGTCGCCCCGGAGACCGTGGCCCCCGTGACGGTCGTCGCCAGCGTGAACGAGTTGCCTGCCGTGCCGCGGCCCTTGTACGTGACGTTGAGGACCGTCGATGTGGTCGTGTAACCGCACTTGACGATGTTCACGTCGGCCGAGGAAGCCAAGAGCGTCTGAAGCGCGGTCAGCGTCGCCGCGAGGCTCGCGCCGATGTTGACCTGGTTGCCGGTCGCTCCGCTGTTGACGAACGTGACGGCGGTGCCGCCGAGCGTGATGGTCGTGCCGTTCGCGGGGTTCAACGTGAACGTAATCGAGCCCTTCGCTGCCACCGGGCCATCGATGGAGATGGCGAGCGTGTGAGCGACCGGATTGAAGTTCTCGACGACCGCCTGCACCGACAGATTCATCGTCGAGGCACTCAGCGTCTCGACTTCCGAGATATGCCGGAATGTCGGGCCCGGGCACCAAATCTTGCAGATCGAGTCTGGCAGAACGATGCCGGGCGCAATGGCGGGCGTGCCGATGAAGCGGCCGCGGAAGCGGCACAACACCGGCGCGTTCGCAAAAGGCACGAGCGGGCTGTCCTCAGTGATCGGCAGCCACGTGCCCGTCCCATCCGGCAAAACTTCAAACACGAGCTGGCACGAAGGCGGCAGGATCATCCGCGCCGTCAGGTCGATGTCGCGGATTCCGCCCTGGAGGTTGATGGCGCCGAACTCGATGGTGACCTGCGAGCTACGGAACTGCGCCGAGTAGACGCGCAGCATCATCTCTTTCGTCAAATCGCCCAAGAAGTACGCACCATCGGTGCTGTACATGAACGTGCCGTCGAGATACGAGCCCCCGGCCGCCATGCCGAGCCCATGGTTCGCCGCCGAAGTGACGACCACGCCCATGCGGTCGCCCTTCGACAGGAAAGCGGGCACAACCGCGATTTCGTTCCAGCCTTGGACGAGGGACGCGCCCGGGATATTCACGTGCGCGACGACCTGCTTGAGGTCGGGGACGCCGTTGACCACCTTGGTCAGCGACAGCCACACGTCGGTCGCCGAAGCAACGCTCGTGAGATAGATGCCGAGCTTGGTCACCCACATATCGCTCGAGGCGAGAAAGGTCTGCGCGACCTGCGCCCCGTTGATGGTATGGTTGATCGTGTCGAGCTCCCAGTAGGGCTCGTTCCACGAGTCGTGCCAGAAATACTGGGTCTTGGTGACGTAGTGGCCCGGAAGGTTCTCGACGACCGTCGTTTCCGAGGTCTCGTAGGTCGAGAAGTTCGGGAGCCACCACGCGACCGTCGTATCGCCGGGCGTGAATGAAGTCACGCCGTTCGAGCACACGGTGTAGGAGCCGCCGTCGCGAATGCGCGAGTAGGCGATCTCCTTCTGCACCAGATTGTAAGTCTGGAAGCCGTACTGCCCGATGGTGAGCGACGAGTTGTATGCGCCGGTCTCCAGCTTGAGCACCGAATCGTAGGCCGGCAGCAGCAGGCCGTTGCTGTAGGCCGCGTTCGGGTCGAGCGTGTTGAACAGGCTCAGCGCGAACGTGCTGGCGTTCTGCGACGGGAAACGGCAGCCTTCCTCGACCAGCGCGTTGAAGCCGAGCGCTTGCGAGTTGTTCAGGTCGCTCTGCGACGGGTCGGGCCACATGAAGTAGTCCGCGCCGTACTGCGAGTACGACTCCGGCAGGCCCACCTTCTCTTTGACTTTCGCCAAGTCCTGATAGATGGCGATGATGTCGCCCTGCTGGCCGGTCTTGTTGAGTTTGTTGGCGAGCGCCGCCAGGTCGGCGGCAAGCGCCGCCACGCGCGGCGCAATTTGCGCGTCGAACTCCTCGACGCTAATAAGGCGGTTATTGAGGCCCTCGGTGGAGGAAACCAAGCCTGCCGTAAGCTGCGTGATGCTCACCACGCCGTTCTTGTCGAGCAGTACGTTGGCAATCGCCACCTGCGTCGTCGCGATCGCCGGCGGCTGCGGGTCCGCACCCTCAGCACCCTGAACGATGGCCAGAACGGCATCGCGCGAGTCGGTCATCGCGATCGCCTGCGGCTCGGTCTGGCCGGTCGTGACGTTGGTGAGGAAATCGCGAGTCTGGACGTCGACCTGATCCTCGTTGCCATAGGCGACGACGGTGACGATGCGCTGCGACGCGGCCGCAAGGTACTGGACCATCGATTCCACGGTCTGCACGGGCAGCGAGTAGACCGCGCCTACCTGACCGTTCACGTTCTTGCCGTAGAAGCGACCCGGGCCGATCGTGATTTCGGCCTGGTTCGACCTCGTAACCGCGAAGCCCGAGTAACGCAGCGTGGCCGTGACCGCGTCGTTGACCAGATCGTCGAACGACGCGCGCGCGTAAACCTGGATGTTGTTGTGGTCGGCGCTTTGCTGTTCCTGATAGTCGCGGAAGATGACCGTCTTTTCCATTTGGACCTCTACGCGGAAGGCTTGCCGACGATGAAGCCGGTGCCCGCGAGGAAAGGCTTGCCCGCCACGAATTGAGCGAGCGGCCCGGATTGGATGAGAATCTTGTCGGAGAGCCGCATCGCGGCTTGCGTCGACCAGCGCACAAGCTCCATCGGCCGCGGATCGTGCGGCACCCAGAAGCGCGTCTTCGGAATGAACACTCCGTCGCTCGCTGCCGCCCACCGGCTGCGCTTGCCGGGCACGGACACGTGCATGATCGAGGTGTGGCCGGGGAAGCCGTAGCGCCCGACGCCCATGAACTGCACGTTCGGTCGCTTGAGTGGAACCGAGCCGTCGAACACCGCGTACCGTTCGAACAGTCGGAACTTGGAGGTCGACGGGATGAAGAAGTTCTTATGGCTCATCAACGAGCCGGTGCCGTGCTTCAGGTTCGAGCCCGTGTAGACGCCGTACCCACGCTGCCCCGGCATCGCGACAAGATCCGGCTGCGCCTGGATCGCTTGAAGCGTCGGTCCGACCGGAATGCGCCACGGTGTGACGCTCTTGGGAGCAATCGTCACAATCCGTCGCCACGCGTCGGATGGGATGAAGAACTTCTTCGCGTTCGACGGCGTGTCGCTGAAGACCTTTTCGCCGGCCATCCCAAGCAAGTGCAGCTGGTATTGGCTGCCGAAGTCCTGGACCGGCGTGTCGGTGTCGACGCCGTTGACGTTCCACGTCGCCTTGCGAACGAGATGCTTCTTGGCTTCCGAAGGGACGCAGAACTTGCCCTTGAAAAAGAAGCTGCGGCTCTTGTTCAGGGTCGACCACGGCGAGCCCATAAACGCCTTGGCGACGCCCGCGTTGCCCGCGTTGTAGAAGAAGTAGACGCGCACCTGCGGCAGCGTCTCGAGCCAGGCTTCGCGCTCGGCCGCCGTGAGCGAGGGGCCGGAGAACACTTTGGAGGGCGGGCGCGTCCAGCCGACGACCCTGCCGCCGACGTAGCGCACGTATTCGCCGATCGCGTATGCCGTGCCCTTCTTGAAATGCAGCGGGAGCGAGCGCGCGATAACGCTGCGCTTGGTATCCTCGTCCCAGTCCTCATTCCAAATGTCGACCGCGCGCTCCCACGCGAGGAACGGCACAAACGAGGACGGCGTTTGCCGCGGCCGTTTGATGAGGTCGATCGGCGCTGCAATTTGCTGAAAGCGCTTGCCGGCGCCCGCGAGCGTTTGCTCCAGCGGCGTCGAGTTGCGCGGCAGCAAGCTGTCCGCGTAGGGGACGACCGCGTTCACAGCACATCCCCTATTGGACCCGAGTAGCGAGGCTCACGCCGTTGAGGTACGGGACCTGCGTTGCGTCGCAGATTTGATCCTGCGCCGGACCGTCGAGCACGAAATTCTGCACGCCGCCGACAATGCCGGCCGCGATGATCGCGTTGCGATAGGCGGCGCCGCCGATCTTGTAGACACCAGCGCCGTATTTCAGGACCGCCGCCTGCGCCTGCGCCTTAAGCAAGGTCGGGTCCGGACCGCGCGGCAGCCACAGCGTGCCGCTCACGGCGAAGGAAACGACTCCGGCGCGCACCACCGACACCACGTCGGTCAGCGGCCGCACGTCGTCGCGCTGGAAGAACTCGTAGAGGTTCGTGATGACCGCGTCGGCAACAGGCTGCCCGTTGTAGCCGGCAACGTAGACGTTGACCTTGCCGTCCGCCTGTCCTGCCACGCCGGGGCTGATCGCGTTGGCATCGGCGATGGATGGGTCGCTCGTGAGCGCCCAGTAGATGTAGGCGCCGCGCGGTCCGCCCATCGAGAACGCGTTCGGCGCGAGCTGGATGCGCCGGCGGTAGCGGTCGTCGTCCTCCATCACCGCCAACGTGGGCGGGTTGGTCGTGGGGTCGGCCGGCGTGACCGTCAGCCGCTCAACTTCGTAGTCCGCGCCGATCTGGTCGAGGTCGTTGCCAACCGCGAATGCAAGCAGGAGCGCCTTGGCCTTGTCGTTGATAAGGCCGCGCAGCAACGTCTCGCGATAGGCGTAGGCTTCCAGAACGATGGTGATGGGCTCGCCCTCGATCATCAGCGTGTCGAGGTCGGGCAGCGTCGGGTCCCGCTCCTGGAACTGCGCCCAGGCCGCGAGCACATACGCCTTCTGATCGGCCAGCACGCCCTCGAAGGAGAGAGGGTCGATGACCTGCGGCGCCGGGAGCTGCGAGAGGTCGATGGTCGAGAAGCGCGTGCTCAGCGGCGCGTCCATGACCAGCCCCTCCGCTATTGCACCGCCTGCGTGCCGGTGAAGATGAGCCCGTTGGCGGTTGCCGCCGCGAGGAAGCGCAGCGTCGCGTTCTCGGCGACCGAGTAGTCGCCGAGGTGTCCGCGCGGGTAGTAGATGCCGTTGAAGCTGAGAACGAAGTGGCCGTCCGCTCCGGCCGAATCGATCGACAGCTGGGTGAAACGGAACCCCGGCTCCCACTGGATCGTCGCGCTCACGAGCGCGCTGTAGAGCAGCGCGATCGAAGCGCGGTTGCCGGGATGGTCAATCAGGCCGGGGATGTCGCTGCCGTACCTCAGGCGCATGACGCGCGTGTTGACGCGCGTCGTGAACAGCACCCAAAGCGACTGCACCACGTGAGCAAAGCCGGTCAGAAGCTTGCCGGTGACGCGATTGGTGCCCACACGCGACTCCGGCGCCTTGATGACGCCGACCGAGGCGGTCGTGGGCATCGGTCACTTCTCTCGGATCAAACCATGAAGAAGCGGGTACTTCGCCTGCCGCTCGTTGAGACGCACAGGAGCGCCGTCCGCGTAGTGGGTATTCATCAGAAAGCCGTCGCCGACCTTGATGTATTCCTTGGCCGGAAGCCTCGACTTCACGCGGCGCACCGCCACCATGCGGTTGCGGCTGTAGCGGGGCAGTCCTTTGATGAGCTTCGCCATTTCTTTCTTCTTTCGTTTGCCGGGCGTACTTACGTCGGGACCCAGACGCCGCCGTTATCCGTCGAGCCTTGCGCGTTAAGGTCGCCGCCCGAGTCGATCGAGCCGACGAACACGACGCGGCGATCGCCGTTATTCAGCGTGGTCTTGCCGACCGTATTGACTCGTTCAGGATTGATGTCGACCTGTTTGCTGTCGTTCACGGTCGCGTTGATGTTGGCCGCGAGAACCGTGTGCACCGACTTGTTGGAGTCATCCAGGACAGTGTTGACGATGTGCTGCCCGGTGTGATCCCGCGTCGCCTTGTCGTCGACGTTGTGGTTGATGACCGGAGCTTGCTGAGTGATCTTCGAGTGGTGCTGGTCGCCGTCCGTCGCCCAATCGGTGTGCGTGTTCTCGTCCTTGGCGTGCTCGACGACGTGCTTGTCGTCGCCTTGCGGACGAACCTGGTTCTGACCGCCGTCGCCCCAGGAGCCCTCATCGTCGCCAAGCTTGCCGAGACGGATTTCCTCGACACCGCTGGCATTCTGATTGCGCTTCTCGTCCTGCGCGGGGCTTGCCTGCTGTCCGGCCGTCGAGTCCGAGCCGTCGCCGCTCTGGCCCTGATCTTCCGGACCGTTCTTGATGACCTTCTTGTAGCGCGTCCCGTTGATGAAGACGTGCTCGCCCTTGTCGGCCTTGGGCATCTTGTTGTTTTCGTTGAACCAGCCCTTCATAACGATGGCGTCTTCGTACGCGCCGGACGGCGCGAGGATCGTCACGCCCTGCCCTTTCGAGGGCATGGTGCGCGTCTTGATCTTTCCCGCGTGCTCGGCCCACGGCAGCCAATCGGTGATGTTCGGGTCACCATCCTCTGTGCCGAGACCGTCGTCGACGCGAACGAGGCCCTTCTTGTGGTCGACGTCCGTAACCACACCACGCACGATCGTCCGCCGCAGGCGTCGCTCGAGTTCCTCGACGCGGCGCACCAGTTGGGCGATCGGATCGGTGCTCATGGCGCAACGGTCGCTTCCTCGGCGTCTTCGCCAAAAAGGGTTCCGGCAACGTCGGCCGAGAACTTGAAGCCCTCACCGACCTTGATGGCGTTGATTTGGGCGGTGCGATCCGCGCCGAAGGCGACTTGGCTGTCCCAGGCGACTGCCATAATGCAGGTCGCCTGCTTGTCTTGCTCGCGCGACCAGAGATTCTGGATTTCGGGATTAGTCGCAGGGAACTGCGGCGTGTCGAAGTAGCTCCACACCGCGAGCGAATAGACAGCCTCCGCCAGCGCCCAGCCCTGCGCGTCCGCGTTTTTCTCCTTACCGACGCCGCGGCTGCGCGTCGCGATGAACACGCTCACACACACGTCGGCGAGAATCTGCCCGGTGCCGATGTAGCCGCCTCGTTCGCCCCTGGGCTGCGGTACATGCAGCACTGAAACGAAAGCTGCCGGCGTCTTCAGGCACAGGCGGTCGATGTCTTCGATTGCGAACTTGCCGGGGTGATCCTCAACCAGCTTGAACTGCGGAATCGCGCGGCGCAGGCTTTTGATGACGTTGTCGCGGTAAGTCAGGATGAGACTCATGCTGCAAGCCCCATGCGCGACGCGACGAACGCGTTGACCACGTCGGCGATCTCCTTGAGGTTGGCCTGCGAATAGCCCATCACCTCGCGCATCACCATCTTGCGAGTGCCGAACTGGTGAAACCCGAGATACTTCGCGCCGCCGCGTGGAGAGGTCGCCGTGTTCTTCATCGTGAACATGCTGGCGCCGTAATGAAGCTGCCACGCCCACGCCATCCGGCCGCTCTCGACCAGGATGTTGCCGTTGCCCTTCTTGGCGACAGTCGCCGGCAGGTCGGCCGCCCAGGCGGCGCCGGACGGAGAGGTCTTCTCGCTCAGCACGCGCTTGAGGTGGTGCTTGCGCACCAGATCCCCCAGCTCCTTGAGGAGAGCAGAGCGGCGCGAGGAGAAGTTGGCGAGGTTGGCGAGGAAGCGCTCGAGTCGGTCGAGCCCGCGAACCTCGACCTCAATCATCACACCCTCACGGCGGTCACAAAGAGACCGGTCTGCGTGCCGGTCCCCTCAGGGAGAGTCGGGCCGCCCGAAGAAGGATCGGGCTCTTGATCGACGCGAACGCCGAGACCGACCTTGCCCTCCGCGATCATCTTGAGGTGCTTGCGCCAGTTCTCGACGCGCACCGAGAGCTCGGAGAACAGCTTCTCGCTCGTGAGTGCCGTGTAGTAGAGCCCGAGGTCGACGTTGATCGAGCGCAGGATCGCTGGCGCCGGGTTGACCGGCACCGCGTAGCGAGCCGAGAGGTAGCTGTCGATTTCCGTCGAGGCATCCACCAGGCCCGCATCGAGTTTGTCCAGGCTCGCGAGTTCCTGATCGTGATCCCAGCAAATCCGGTCGACGACTTCCTTCTCGTAGCGCGCCAAGACGTCGGCGCGCGTCGCGTACGGCGTCGGCGCGTCGGCCATGGCACTCTCCCGCTATCAGTCGACCATCAAGAGCTCGTCTTTGCCCTGCTTGTCCGCCGGCTTCGCATTGGCGTTGGGCGCCCCGCTGGCGCGCGCCTGCGGCTTGGGCCTACCTTCACCCTTGCGCTCGGGCTCGCGCTTCTCGGGCTCGCTACGCGCCGGCTCCGCGGCTTCGTCCGCGTCCTCGCCGGCAAGCTCCTCGTGTTTGGCTGCGGCGTCCGCGATCGCCGCATCCGCCTCCTCGTGCCTGCGCCGGTGCTCGGCGCGGTCGATCTTCTTGGCGGCGAGGTCGAGGTCGGCGTCCTTCTTGCGCAGGAGCGCAAGTCGCGCTTGATCGCTCGCCTGCTTGACCGGGTCGCCTTCCGCGCGCTGCTGAGCGGCGAGATATCGCTTACTCCAGCCGAACGGGGATTGAATATGAGCCATGGTCGTTCTCGTCTCCGAAAAAAGAGGGACGCCTCGCTGAGGCGTCCCGATGTCACTGAGCGCTGACTCTACGAGGTGTCAGCGAGCGCTAACGTGGCTTAGGAAACCACGCCCGCAGCCGCGCCGACGATCTCCCACACCGTGCCGCGATGCTCCACGAGCAGCCAGTCGCCGGCGTTGGTGAGGATCACAGCGTTGATCGTGGTCGCGCCCATGTGCAGCTTCGTCTTGTCGATCGCGACGGTATCGGCACCGCCGGTGCGCGTCACAAGCTTGAGCACATGCCGCTGGCCGATGATGCCGATCGTGGTGGGATCGGGCAGCGCGGCCGGGTCGCCGGCGCCGCCGCCGGACGACACGACGTTGATCTGGTACGCATCGACCGGCAGCGCATTGGCGCCGGCGTGCGTGAGCGTGACGAAGTTCGACTCCTGAAGCAGCTCGGGATGCGCCTGAAGGACGTCGTAGAACGACTTCAGCGTCGCCGGCAGGTGCGTGCGGTCGAAGCCGTTCCGCGTAATGGTCGTCATTGTGATCACCTTTCCGAACAGCAGAGGGAGGGGGCGCCCCCTCCCCCGCTATTCACCTAAGCCTTAGCCGAGCTTGTGCTTGAACTGGACGACGCGGATGAGCTTGTGGTCGTAGACCTTCGACCAGTTGCCCGGGTCCTGGAGCTCGGTATTGCTCGGAGTCGGTTTCGCGGGGACGCCATTCGCCGGGTGCCACTTCACGCCGCGCGTATGCACGCAGAACCAGCGACGATGCACCAGGTACTCGGTGCCGCCGCCGATGAGCGCACGGCGCTCCAGCTCGACGGGACGCTTCGGCGAAGCCGTCGCGTAGCCGACGGCGCCCGGACCGAACACGTATGTCGTATAGACGCCGCCAGACTTGGGCATGGTGTCGTCGACGACGACGAACTTGCCCTGATAGACCGGGATCTCCTCGCCTTCCTTCGACGGCTGGATGAAATCGATGAGATCCTGCTTCTTCATCTGTTTGTACGTGTCCGAGTGGACGGCCACGCCAGCCAGCGCGTCCTGGTGGTCTCCCAGCAGGCCGCACGCGTCGATGAAGGAGTGAGGGTCGAAGTTCGCCGAAGCGCCGCCGAGGCTCGAGATGTCGAGGATGTTCTCGTTCACCGCGCCGATCTGGCCGGCCACGGCCGCAAGCAACGTGTGCTGCTCGTGACGCACCCAGAACGCGGCGAAGCGATCGCCGATGACGGCCATCGGGTCGGCGCCGGCGAGGTCCGCGGCGAGGTCGGACGAGCCGAACGCCTTGGCGCGGTACAGCTTCACCGAGACGTCGAGACCGGTGCCGATCGAGTTCACGGCCAGATCAGTCTGGTCGTCGACGATGTCGGCGTCGCCCGTCAGGTCGTCGAAGAACGGCATGTTGACGGTCGTGCCGCCCATCTGCGGCATGAGCTGCGTCGTTAGGTCGGCGAGGATGCCCGACTGTCGGAAGCGGGACAGCTCGGTCGTCTTGACCTGGACGTACTTATCGAAAACCTCGGGGACGATCACGTCCGCGAGAACGGTTTGACCGATGTCGGCCATTGTTCTTGTTCTCTCTGGTAGGAATCAGAAGGCCGCCCAGTGGGCGGCCTCTTCTTCTCGTTGGCGTTTGGTGAAGCCGATCAGCTGGTGATGCCGGCTTGCTGCTTCATCGCAGCCGCAAGCGCGGGATCGCTCCGAAGAAGCTTCATCTGTTCGGTAAGGTTGAAGGTGTCCTTGGCCCACGGATTCGGACGGCCGCCGCCACCCTGGCCAGGAGGGTTCGCGCCGCCACCCGACCGCTCGGAAGCATCGAAGGCACGACCGAACTTCGGGTCCGCCTTGAACTTCGCGACCAGGTCGGCAATGGTCGAAGGAACGGTGTTGCCGCCCTTCACGACGTAGTCCTGATTGCCGCGGTCGTTCAGCACTTGCACGCCGAACTTCCCATCGGTCTCCACGACCTTCAGCCGCGACCTCATCGTCGGCAACAGAAGCTCGGGAACGCCCTTGGCTTCGAGAATGGCTGCGCGCGCCTCGTTGTCGACGAGGACGCGGTTGATCTCGCCCATAAGGGTCGTCTCGCGCTTGTTGCGCACTTCGATCTCGGTCGCGTGCTGCTGCGAAAGCGCCTCGACCTGAGCGGCAATCTTGGCCTCGGCCAGACGGTCGGCCTCGGTCTCCGGATTGAGCTTCTTGAGACGCTCGAGTTCTTGTAGGTCTTTCCGGACCTTCTTGGCGTCGAGTCCTTTGAAACCGTCGACGGCGGCCCTCGCCTGCTCGAGCTCGCCCTTGGTCGCGACGAGAGCGTTCTTCAGCCCCGCAACATCCTCGAGGGAGAAGCCGTTCACGCCTTCGACCTGGAGCAGCCACTTGCCCTTGAGGTCGCCTTCGTCTTCGATCTGCTTGTAGAGCGCCTTGATCGGTTCCGGGAGGTCGTCGATGGAGTCGACAATGGCCTTCAACACTTGGTGTAGTCCTTACTTTGAGGCGTCGCCTCGGTGACCGGAGGCCGTCCGGCAGCGGGCGGCGCTCGGCCGCGGTTACCTGTTTGCTGGACAGGCTCCAGCCGCGCGCGCGAGCATCGCTCGCCGCGACGGTCCGCCATGGAGACGGGTGAAAAGGGGTTCTCTCTGGCCGGGCGCCGACGCCGGCATCACTTCGCGGGCGCCGATTCGAGCGCCATCGCTACTGACGGCTGTCACACCGCGCGTGAGGAGGCTGTTCTCACCTCAGAGAGAAGAAACGCCGGGCCCCGGGGGTCCGGCGTGTCCGCGCCTCTGGAGAGAGAGTCGCGGGGAGAAACTCATGGCGCCGGAGGCGGCGCCGGATTTGCTGGATTGGCAGTGAGGGTGAACTCGCCTTGCCCGGCCGCCTTGTCGAGGCCATCCGCGCGAACGCACCAGTACACCGTGCCGGGATCGGCAACGCTCGAATCCCACGACGCCGACCAGGCGCCGCTATTGATCGTCAGGTCTATTGGAGCCGCCTCGGTCCGCGCGCCGTTCTCGATGTAGGAGACGTAGAGTTTGGCGCTCGGTGGGTTGGCGATGTTGCCGTCCTTGTTGAGGAACGTGCCGCCGACGTGAACAGTTGCCCCACGAACGAAACAATCCGTCATGGGGCAACCTCACGAGATGGAGACCATCACGCCGGGCACCGTGAGTCCCGCCGTGATCTGGGGCGAAGAAATGTCAACGTTGACGCTGGCCACCGAGACCGTGAATACGCCCCTGACTGGGATCACGTGCCGCACGACCGTCACGACCATAATGTCGTCGAGCGCTGTCACGGCATAGCCGTCGACGATGGCCGTAGCCCGCACGCTGGGATAGACCCCGTCGAGACGTGCTTCGCCACCGAGCGAAGCGGGAATCTCCACGGTCGAGGAGGATACAACGTCATCGGTCGCGGCAACGATCTGCCGCAAGGTGACCAGGATCGTCGCAGCCTCGACACTGGACACGTCGTCGAGGCTGGCCGACCCGGACGCTGCAACGCGCGCCGCCGTCGCCGCTCGCGACAAAGCATCGCCGAGCTCAACCGCTGCGCCGGCCAGAATCTCCAGCGCGGCCGCGGCGCCACCGAAGCAATCGCCCAGCACGGCCGAGCCAGCCACCTCCATTTCGACCAGTGCGGTCACAATGGAGGTAGCGTCGCCGAGCGTAGCGCTCCCGTTCGCCGCAACCGAGACGAGGGCGCCGGCAGCGGGAGATACGCCATCAAGAAACGCGTCGCCCGCCACGCCGACCTTGACCAGGCCGGCCGCGGTAGACGCAATGCTGTCGAGGCCAGAGGTTTCGGTCGCCGTATCGACCAGGCTGCCCGCGTTACTCTCCGCGACATCGGCAAGCTGCGATGCAGCTTCCGCCAAGGTAGCGATGAACAGGCTTGCCGGCGCAGTCGTGTTCTCGAGCGCGGCGTTCGCCGCCCCCACAATCTCAACCTGCGCCGCCTGCGCGCCGCTCGCGTCGCCGAGGGTGGTGGAGCCCCAGGCCCCAACGGTAAAGATCGCAGAGCCAGAGCCGTACGCATCCGCCAGCGTGCGGTCGCCGCTCACCCCCACGACGGCGAGCGCGGACGCGCTGCTCACGACCGAGTCGATCGGATTACTCGAAGCCAGCCCGACAATCGCATCGAGCTGGCCAGTCGAGGACACAGCGTCGAGCGTCGTCGAGGCGACGCCCAGAATTTCTAGCTGCGCGGCTTGCGCGCCCGCTACGTTATCCGTGGAGGCAACACCCGCTCCAACGATGGAGACGTGCCCGACCGCGCTCGAAGCATGGTCGGCAAGATCGATGGTTCCGTCCGCGAGAATGGTCAGCGCGACGTTAACTGGGCCCGCAGAGGCATCAGCCAGAGCATGAGACCCGTTGATCGCCGTCTCAACCAGAGCGGTCGCCAAGGAGGTAACCGCATCGAGCGTCCGCGTCGGCGTATAAGTGAGGACGATCAGGCCGTTCGCACCATCGCCGGCTTGATGATTGCCGTTGGAGCCAGAGCCGCCGCCGCCGTACTTGCCACCATTCGCGCCGGTCGCGTTTGCGCCGCCGGCAGATGCCCCGCCACCAGGGCCGGCTACGGCCCCATCGCTCGTCTGCACCCACTCCGCGCCGTCCCCGCCGGGATTTCCGGAGGAACCGCCAAACGCACCGCCAACGCCACCGTATCCAGCGTCGCCAGCTCCACCGCTACCGCCGGACCCGGCAATAGCATTGAGACCGGCACCGTGAGGCCCGGCCGCGCCGCCAGCAAAACGTCCGGAGCCCACACCCCCGCTGTAGACGACGTCGCCTATGCTGTTCGAGGCTTGGCCACTCAGACCTGCGGCACCAGAGCCGGAAGCGATGGAGATCGCATTGTTCCCGGCCCGACCGTAGTCCGCAAAGACCACGGTTGGATCGATGAACCAAGTCGGCGTAGCATCGGTCGCCGCGCCATTTGGTGCAGCGCCAACGCCCTTCTGCCCAACCTGAAAAGAGAGCCTCGAGCCGGGGGTTACGGGGCGATTGTAGATCGCCGCAAACGCACCAGCGCCGCCAGCGCCGCCGCTGTCAGACGGCGAGCCGCTGACGCCATGGCCGCCGCCAGCAGCGCCGCCAATGCACTCGATCTTGTCGAACGCGTAGCAGTCGGCCGGAACCACAAACGGCGACGTGTCCACTCCGGCGCGCAGGAAGATGACAACCTTGCCGGTGCCGACCGTGACCTGAGCGGTCTCCGACGCAGCAAACGAATCGAGCGCCGAGCCCGCGCTCGCGGACACCTCGACCTGCCCCACAACCGTCACGGCAACGTCGTCAAGCGCCGCGCTGGCGCTGGCCGTAACCACAACGGCGGCCGCCTCCACCGATGCGGAGGTGTTGTCAAGAGTCGGGCCGGAACTCGCCTTTACCCAAACGGCGCCCGCGGCACTCGAAACAACATCGCCAAGAGTCGACGAAACAGTAGCCGTGCGGCCCGTCCCAGCCGAAGTCTGGTCGACGTACACCCCGTGCAAAAACGCATCATTCGATCCGGTCTCGTTCAGGAAGACGGGAGCGAGTGACCCCGCAACGATTGCCTGCCGGGACACGTCGCGCTCCTTACGACAGGGTAATCAGCGGGTCGACATAGAACGTGGTCGAGGGTTTTGCCGCCTTCACATAGACGTAGATGTAACCCTTCTGCTGAGGGGTGACCGTCACCGACATCTTGAACGGGGACCATCCCGCCCCAGACCCGCCGCCGCCCCAGGTAGAGGCGCTGGAGGTAAGCGCCGAGCCGGACGCAAGGCCATTCGACTTGGTGCCGCTGGCCAAAGAACCTTGCGGGCTGGCAGAGTCGCCGAGGTACTCGACCTCGATCCAGATGTCGTCGTTGTTCGGGACGGCGCCAGCGTTAATCGTTCCTTCCACCGTGACGGTTACGGACGAGCCTACCGTGTTGTTCCAAACGGCAATCGAGCCAGCGGCTTCGAGCGGGAAAATCCAGCGCGCGTTCGCCGTGGTGGCGAGTTTCCAGCTAATCGCCGTCGTGCCGTCGGACGCCCCGCCGGTGCGCACGATCGAGGTTTCGGTCGTGTGCGTGCCGCCGTACTGATAACTCTCGCAACGATAGTTCGTGCCGGCACTGTCTGAACGAATGACATCGGTGCGCGCGCCGTTGATGTCGGTCGGCGTCGCGGCCACCGTGACCGAAGCGCCCAGCTTACAATCTTTGAAGACGTATCGAGCCGGCGCCACCATGGCAGACACCAGCGTCTTGCCGGAACCCAAAGCAGAGAAGTCGACGCCTTCAAAAACGTTCAGCATGCCGCCCGACGAGAACGCGGTAAACAGCGTTGTGGGCAGTGTTCCGTTGATCGCCGACGGCGTTTTGCACCACCGAAATTCCCCGCCTTGCATGCCCATCGATTGGCCGGCCCATGCAAACGTGACCGTGCAGTTGTTCCAGTCGATGCGATTTGGCGAGTTGCCACCCGTGGCGAATCCCATTTTGATGACGAATGTCGTACCGGAGTTCGAGGAAACAAAAGAACAATCGTCGAACCGAGACACCGTGCCCGAACTGCCAAACTGGATCGCGCCGGTTGATTGCATCGTAACGGTGATGCTTTTGTAATAAGCGTATTTCTGAAATACGATGTTCTGTCCGCCGGACGTCGCGGACAGAATGTTCGCTCCAGATTTCACAACGGCACCAGAGGGAGGCACGGCCGCTGTGTGATCGACTGAGTAGACGTAGCAGGGACTCGCGGCCGTCCCGGGGCTCGTCAGCGTCGTGTTCGAGGTCGACGAACCGACCTCGGCGTGGTTGTCGCCGACGAAAAACGTATTTCCCGCCTGCCCCCAATTCGCCGCGAAGGCGTTGGCGAGCCGGGCGTGCGGCGCGGCCCACGCGGAAAAGCTCGAGCCAATCGTCGTCCACGTGACGGTGCTATCGACCGTGGTGGCACCCGCATTGGTGAAAGCGGCCCACGACGGCTCGGCACCGTTGCCGGCGGTCCCCGCCGTGGTGCAGATCAAAATCTTCGTACCGTCGTTGCTCTGTATCACCTGACCGAGCGTGACCGACGTGTTCTTAACGCTATTCCACGTCGGCGTGTTGGTCAGGTCGCCGTTGAGAGCGGCTACACCCGTGGCTTCCTGCCACGTGACGGTGTTGTCCGTGATCTTGGCGCCGCGGGTGACGGTCCACGTCGGCTCGGCCGCACCGGTTTGCCCCGTACCACCGGTCGACGCGACGCACACGAAGCAGCGCTCGTTGCCGAACGTGGGCGCCGCATTCTGGCGGACGATGTTGCCGCACAGCTTGGACGCGCTCGCGGCCCACTTGGTGAGCGCGTAATAGCCCGTCGTCGAGCCGTCGCCGTAGTTGACGTACCAGGCGTTGTCGACGAGCGCCATGGGTGAACCTCATTTATCTGCTGGACACCCGCATGGTCAGCGCGCCGCGGCCGCCTTAGGCATTGCCGGCGGTGAGAGAGAAGGAGGTGACCTGGATGTTCTGACCGACCGCGACCGAGACGTTGTCGACCGTCATGTCGCCGCCACCGCCCGTCGCAGTCACCGTGCCCTGCCAGTGGCAGGTCGTGCCGTCCGAGGCGTAGATGCGGTAGTAGCCGCAGTTGCCGGCGGCGAGACCAGTGGTCGCGAGCGGCAGATTGTTGAAGTTCTTCGAGCCGCCTGACGCATTCGCGGCCCAATCGGCCGCCAGATCGAACTCGGCGAGCTTCGTTCCGGTCGCGGCGTCGGTGATGTTCGCGGGAGCCGAGCCCGTGTAGATCATGAGCTTGGCGCTCGTGCCGATCGCGGTCTCGATCGCGTCGAGCTCGGCGTTGCGCACGGCGACGGAGAGCTTGATGGTCATTGCCATCGATCCTTTTTGTTTTCTGGTAGGGAAAAGAATGGCCGCGCGGCCGTGCGCATTTGCTCGCCGCTTAGCTTCGCCGACCCTATGTCTTCAGGTGACGAAAGGCGAAGTACCGCGCTATTCGGTCAGGGAGTGAGAAGCCAGGCCGAGATGTCGGCGCCGGTCCCGGCGACACGCACCGCGCGCACGATCAACCAGTCGATTAGATACGGCCCGACCGGGACCTTTAGGTCGACGTGCACGGTGTCGTCCTGTTGGGCGGCGGTGACGACCCGAATGATCTCCGGTGCGGCGCCAGCGTTGAACAAAAACAGTTTGCCGTAGAACGGCAGGTCATCCGTGTCGCTGGGCGCCACCGCGACAGCGTCGCGCGCCGGCATCATCGGACGCAGCTTGGCGTCGGCGAACTTGAGCTTGTCGCGATTGGGGTCGTAGGGCATCGCATCACTCCTCGACGCCGCGTCCAAGCAGCATGCAGATGGTGGATGGGGCGACGATGAGAGAGATCGGCAGCTGATAGGTACCGACGTTGAGCCCCGCGATCTTGCCGCCCGCGTTGAACACCGGACCGCCGCTCATCCCGGGCGCGACTGTCAGGCTCGCTGGATAAACCCGCTCCCAATAGCCGATCTTGTCGACGTTGCCGGCGACGTGGCCCCACGTGTGAATGAACTCGAGATCGTAGGGGTTGCCGACCGATTCGAGCGGGGCGCCGATCTCCGGGTCCTTGCACGAGAGCTGGGATGCCGGGAGGCGGTCGAATTTTTCGAGACGGACGAGCGCCACGTCGTAGGGCTTGCTCACCCAGAGCACTACGACTTTGCTCTCGCCGCCATTGTCGAGCTTGGCGCTGATCGGCCCGCGTATCGCCTCCGGAACATGCGCGGCCGTGAGCGCCACGCCATTGCCGAGATGCACGGCAGAGCCACTCGACACCACACCCTTACGCTTGCCTCTCGCCGCGCCTTCCAGCTTGATGGTCGAGAACGACGGCGGACTGGCAGGTTCGTCGCCGGCGCCCGCGGGCGCGGCAACGCACAGAGCAAGCGCCGACAACACCAGCGCGACGACGTACACTCTCATTGCCGTAAAGCTCCGGTGTTCGGAATTGACGACGGGGCCGGTCCGCGGGCTTGTTAGGGCTCTGCCAGTTATGCCGGTCGTGGTGCGCGGCGCCGCGAGAGGGTGCGCGGCTCCCGTCAACGCGCGGTCCCCGAGGAGACAATCGGGTCGCGCGAGCTCAGTTCAACTTGCGGCGATCGAGATCGGGCGCGCTGTCGAACAGAACGAACTTCGGATTGAACGCGAGCACAATCGTCGTGTTCTGCGGGTCCGACGCGACCTGCACAGCAATCACGCCCTCGAGGAGAGCGCCGTCGACGACGGGCATGAGCAAACCGTTCGGCATCCGGCACAACGTGAGGCGCGCGGAGGTCGTTGGAACGACGGTGCTTTCCTTCTTGTCTTCGGCACCTTCGCTCATTTGAACCTCATTTGCGTTTGCGTCGGCCCTTGCGGCCAAGACGCTCCAGCACGAGCGCGAGCTGGGCCTCATGACGCAGCCTCGGATTCGAACTGTTCTTTTCCTTCTCCGCGTAAGCGTGCGTGCTCATGCCGGCGCGCTTGGCCTTTGCGGAGAAGATCCCGCGGCGAGACTTCGGCACCGCGCGCTGAATGAAGTGGGAGTGGTGGGGAGTGCTGTGCTTGCCAGCCATATGGCGCCCTTTGCGGGTTCTTTTTTTGGAGCGAGGGGCGGGGATCGAACCCGCGACCTTCACGTTGGCGACGTGATGCTCTACCGACTGAGCTACCCCGGCATCGGATTTACACGACGTGCGTGCGCAGGACGCGATCCCAGAAGGTCGTGACAACACCGAAGTTCACGTCGTGAAAACGGTGATGAAGCGCGTGGTGACGCTTGAGCGTCCACAGCCACGAGTCGCCGCGGATCGCGGCGTAATGGAACATCGTGTGCAGAGTCGCGTAGGCGATGTACCCACACGAAAAGCCGATCATGAAGGCGCTGCTCTGGATGCCGAACAACAGCCAGAACACCGCATAGAGCCCAAGCGTGACTGCGGGATGAATCGCGATGTAGTCTTTCTGGCGCTTGTGATGCAGCCAGTGAGCCTCGCGTAAGATCCACCAGCGGTGGCTAATCCAGCGATGCGTCGCGTACTCCCACAGCGTCCAGAAAAGCAGGCCACCGACAAACGTAACCGGCCACAGCCACGAGAAGCTCGCGGTGACCGAGAAGATTGCGAGGGCCAATGTGATGGGAGGAGTGATGAAGAAGTCGGCGAAGTATTCGCGGCGCGTCAGCTTGAAAAAATAGGTGAGCCACAGCTCACGATCTGACGTGAGCATGTGGCTCTCCGCATGTTGGTTGCAGGGACCGGATTTGAACCGGCGACCTTCTGGTTATGAGCCAGACGAGCTACCAGGCTGCTCTACCCTGCTTTAAGCGTGCGGGGCCTCAACGTCGGCCGGCACGCCGGCCGGCGCAGGCGAGAGGATGCCGACGCGGGAGAACTCCACCCACACAGCTTCGACCCACGTTTTGACGCGGCCCCGAAGCAATCGGGATTGCGTCGCATTCTTCGTGAAATCGACGAAAGTGCCGCCGACCTTCTGGACCGCCTCGCAGGCGATCTCGACGAGCTGCGGCACGTTGATCGTCACGTCGTTCATGCTGCGCAGCGGGGAGCCCGCAGCGTCCCACTCGAAGAACGTCGTGTCGTTGATGTGGTTCTTCACCAGGAGGTGGCGAGCGCCACCGCCGATCCGCTCAACGACCGAGGTGATCTCGCCGAGCGAGGAGATGGTCGGGCCCAGCACGTGCAGGAGCACCAGGTTCATGTCGCCGGCGCGCACGTCCTCAAGCAGGCAAGCCTCCTCGAGCGCCTTGATGGTCTCCGACAGCATGCCGGCCCGCAGGTCGACGACAGTGACGACCGACGCATTCGCGCCATCGAACACTTCCATCTGCGACTGCACCTTGCTGATGTCGATGACTTTGGCCTTCGTCGCAAAGCGCACGAGGTCGCCGGCCGGCGACTCCGTGTCGAAGGCGCGATAGACGACGCGGTGCGCGTCGAGGAAATCAAGCAGCGCGCGCGTCACCGTGGTCTTGCCGGTGCCGCCCTTGTCGGCGCCGACAATGACAATCGTTGCCTTCGACATGGGTCAGCTCGTGTTGCAGAAAAAATGGCAGGGCTGCTGCGCAGGCTTCACCGGGGCGGGAGCCGGTTTCTTCGCGGCCGGCGCGCGCGCCGGTCCTTTGGGTAGAGGATGAGGGTGAGGCTTCGTCTTCGGCTTCGGCTTGGCCGGAAGCTTCGGTCTCACATGATGCGGCTTCGGCACGGGCAGCGGCGGTGGCGGAGTCAGCGCTGGCGCGGGGGCCGGGGCGGGAGCGGAAGCAGGCTGGATCGGGGCCGGAGATGGCGCGGGCGCCACAAAGCCGGGCGCGCTCTCCGGTGGAATCGACATGGTCGGAGCCACCAGCGCGGCGCCCTCCGGGTCGGGGCCATCGTCCTGCGACGACGGCGCCGAGCCCAGAAGAAGCATCACCGCGCACATGGCGGCCGCGCCGCCAATCGCGCCGAAGAACCCGGCGCGCATGCGCCCCGAATTGCCGACGATGCCCTCTATCATCGTGCAGTCCGATCGCGTTACTGCGCCGCGGGAGCCGGCGCGGAAGCCGGCGCCGAAGCCGAAGCCGGCGCCTCGACGGCGGGATCGACCGAAGCCGGAGCGGGGGCGGCCGGAGCCGCAGGCGCCGGAGCCGGCAGCACGGCCTTGAGCTGGTCGTTGGACGCCTTGAGCTCGGCGGCGAGCGCGGCGATCTCGGCCGACTCGTCGGGCGCAGCGCTCGCGAGCTTCGCGCTCACGTCCGCGAACCTGGCGGTCAGATCGGCGATGGTCGCGGACTGCGCCTGCACGAGCGCAAGCACCGCTGCGTCGGTGGCTTTCACCTCCGCGACTTCGGCGCGGAGAGCTTCGGTGGCAGCGCTGGACATGGTGTGGTACTCCCTGAGTGCTTTGACGAGGATTTCTACGGCGCCGCGCGACAACGTCTTTCATGGCGCACTCCGTTCACGCATACGCTTTCGCGTATTTTTTGGAGATATACGCTTGCGCGTATGTTTTGGCGGAGAGAGTAGGATTCGAACCTACGAGACCCGTTACGGTCTTGCTGTTTTCGAGACAGCCGGCATCAGCCTCTCGCCCATCTCTCCGATGGAGCCCGGAGAGCTGTCAGAACCAGGGCTTCTGTCCTGGCGCCAGCTCAACATCAAACATTCCGGACCCGCCCAGCTTGCCGGTCGGCATGGCCGCCAACAACATGAGGATGACGCCGAGTCCGAGGCCAACGGCCCAGTGACCGGCGAAAGCGAGGCACGCGATCAGGGCAACCACCAGAGCGACGTAGATCAAGAGGCTCGCCATGCGCCGGTCACCCTGCGAAAAGAGAAAGTCGTGTCAGCCCGGCCACGCACGCAGCCAGCAGACACGACCGCCGCGGCAGTACATCCGTGCTCGCGACTGAAACTGGCGGGCGCGGCGGCGTCCCTACAAGCAGGCCGCGCCCGAGGTGAGTCTTCATGCTCCCCGCCCCGATGCTCACACGCGGGTCGGATCAACGCTATTTATGGGGGCCCGCCTATCCGGGATCGGGCAGCGCCGACATCCGCGTCGGCGTTTTCGGCAGGCCCCGTTTTCTGAGAGGTTGGTTGCGCCGATCTTTCACTCGGCTGTCCGATCTCATCGCGTCGGAAACGACGGCCCCTCCGCCGGAGCCTTCAAGCCTCGCGCCCAGCGATTCCCCCGGAGCGAGCACGGGATTCATTCTGCCCGAAGTTGCATACAAAATCAGGACGAGGGATGGCGCGGTCCGGATGCCTTAGCCATTGAGGATGTCTCCGTCGTTGAGCGTGCTCGCCATGGTCGGCGACGGATTCGCTTGGTTCGCCCGCACCACGAAACAGCCGTCCTCGGCTGCGGTCGGGTCGACCGCGCGAGCGGACCAAAATACCTCGCCGGAACCGCAATTGGCGGTGTCGAACTCGTATGACCAGGAATTGTTCGCCCCAGCGACCAGCGCGACGGTGTCCTTATGCGTGCGCCCCAGCTTGTCGTAGGACAGCGTCAGGTTCGCGGCCGAGACCACGAGAACGCTTCCGTCGTAGTCTCGGAAGGTTACCGTGATCGTCACCCGATTACCGCGCACGACCGTCTTCGGCATGATCGTCGCGGCCCCTCTCGTTGCGTCAAGTGACGATGAGGCCGACGTGGAAACGGTGGTCCCCATGTCGGCCTCTCAATCACATGACCAGCCCATGCACGACACAGCGGATCACATACCGTTGTATTGTGCCTTGTTCGCGCTCGCGCAGAGGAGCTGGCCTTGTCCGTTATGAGCCATAAGCAATACCGCTAATCATTTAGGCGCAGACGGCGAAAATCGACCAACCGAATGTTGACAACATGGCGCCGCGTTGCTTGAAAAAGCCCGGGCGCGACAGCGAAGCAAAACAAGGAACCGCGATGTTACGCGTCGGTCAACGCGTGCACGTTACTCGTGCGTTGAAATTCAACCAGGAAACAACCATTCCCCCAGGAGAACGCGGTACGGTCATACTCAGCGACCCGACGATCGGTCAAACTCACATCAAGCTTGATCGCGCCTTTCCGGGCCTCGCGGGCACAGACAACTGCATCTACATCATCCCGCCCGACCAGGAGGTCGCCGACTGTGTCGAGCAGCTCGATGCCGAAGCACCGCGCCTGACGCTTGTGGCCTGAAAGCGGCGCGGCCCGCAGCGCGGTAGCGCCACGGGCCGGCCCTCAGGTGCAATGCGTCGACTGTGACTCGTCTTTAGCCCGATCAGCCCGACCGGCACAATCCCCACCGAGTTACCTTTATCACGCGGACGCGAGTGCGCGGTCTTTGCGCTGGCTTTCGACGTCGCCCGCCGCGCCGGAGTCTTTGCTCGGCCGGGCATCCCAGGTATTGCCGCTCGCGTTGCGGCCGACGATCTTGGCCGTGAGGTCGGGATTGAGATCGACGCCGTCCTTGCGTTCCTTCGCGAGCTGCTTCTCCTCCTCCTCCGGGTCGAACTGCGGGCCGAGGAAGCCGCGGCGCTGCCACTCGTTCCACAGCGTCCTGCGCGAGATGGCGCCGATCTTGGCGCCGGACATGAGCTCGGTGTTTTCGGCGTTTTCACGCAACTCCACGCCGAAGTCGGTGTGGATATAGACCTCGGGAGCGGTCTTCGGGTTCTGCCTGAGCCACTTCGCCGTGAAGACGAAGCACTGCTCGAGCATGTCCTTTTCGTCCGAGGCCCAGGCTTCCGCGGACGCATGCGCCTTCGCCGAGTTGGTCGCCTCGGTCGTCGCGGTGATGCCGCCCTTGTTGCGAATCAGCGGCAGCATGCCGATCTTCGCCATCTGCGTTTCGATCTTCTCGATCTGATCCTGGAGCGCCTTGATGCTCTGCGCTGTCGGTTCGATGAAGCGCCACTGCGGGAACGTGGTCATCCCAGGCATGGGCGGGGCAAACAACACGACGTGCGGACCCACCTTGATGCTCTGCGGGTTCCCATCCTTGTCCACCGGCGCCTGCACGCCATCGCCCGTGAGCATCGGGAAGCCGGTGAGGTTGAGCACGTGCTTGAGGTTCGAGCTCTGCTGATAGTGCTCGATCTGGAGATGCGCGAGATCGACCATCGGCGGGATGGTGTGATTCGTCCACCACTCGCGCCTGCCGAACTTGACGAGGCGGAACGGGATTTCGTCGAGGGTGATCGGGCCTTGCCCCAGCAGGTTCCAGCCGGTACCGGCCATCTCCCACAGCGCCCAGGTGATGGTGCCCTGCCCGTCATCGTCGAGCACGCGCACGCGCTTCACTTGGCGCTCGGTAAAGCCCATGCGGCGTACCGCGTCCTCGCGCAGGCGCACGTGCGTCACATAGCGCCGGCCTGCCCGGAACTCCGTGAACATCGCGATGATGTCCTCCGGGCGATACCACACCCAATATGGGCGCGGCGCGAGCCGGCGCTCGTCCTCCAGCGTCATACCCTGCGTGAGCTGGGGGAAATCCACCAGGATGCCGGTAACGCCGAAGCCCACTGATTCTTCGTAAACGTCGCGCGCGAACTTGTGCAGCGAAGTGCCGTGCCCGTCGATGTCCTCAGCGACCTCCTTCATTTCTTCCGTGACGTTGCCCTGTAACGACACTTCCTTGGAGAACGGTTTCGACGCGACCGTCCCGACGCTGTCCTTGAAGTGATTGACGAACGGAGCAAACCGAACACGGAAGTCGTAGTCCTTGTCGCTCTCGTTCGGGAACTTGGGGAGATACTTTTCGCCGGCGAGCCGGATCGTGCGCGCACCGCCGAGGATGTCGCGAATCAAACTCCAATCCGGCAGCGCCGCGACGCAGGCGAGCGACGGGACGGAGGGATCGCCGCCGAGCTCGACGAGCTTGTCGCCCGCCACTTGCGCGAATGGTCCCTGGACCGGGGTGACGTTCTTGACGCCGTCACGCTTGCTGACCTTGCGAGTTCTTTTCATCTTCTTGTTCTTAGTGCTGACTCATGGTTCCGGTGAGAGTTTGCTGCGGGATCGAACACAGGACACGGAAGCCGCCGCTCGACGCGTCAACTTGGTCGTCGTGATGTGCGTTGGGGAACGCCGCGTGCTCGTTGACGAACTCCTCATTCCACGGACCCGCCACGAGCCTGACGTTTCCGGCCTCGACTTGCGCCGCGTAGGGCTCGGCGCGCACCGTCTTGCCCTGCGATTCCGACTCCGGATGCACGATCCAGCCGGCGAGCTTGCCGGCGAGATGCGCAACCTGAAACTTGCCGGCCTGTCCGGGATCGCGAGGAAGGCGGATGCGGGTTGCGCGCGTATCGCGCCCGGCCGCGGCGAGGATGTTTTTCTCGACCTCGCCGGGCGTGCCGCGGAAGCGAATCACGTCCTCGATGTAGATGATGTTGGTGGTCGGATCGCGTGACATGAGTGCGCCGACCGTCCAATCCGGGTCCGCCTTGTTTGATTCCTCCGTGCCCGCCAAGTCCCAGGCGCGCACGCGGTTGAACGAAGCCGCCGCCGGCGCAGCCGTGACCGGCGCGCCCCACCAGTGTTTCTTGAACATGCCGCCTTCACGAGCGGTCGGACGCTGCTGGAGCTGCCCGGCCGCGGCGTGCGACGTCATGCTCTTGAACCAGTCGGCGAGCACGTCATCGGGGAACCGCTCTTGCCACAACGGTTCGCCGGGCGCGCGCGGGTCCTGCCACGGATGCCCGGTCTTCGAGTTGACCGTGAGGGTGCGCAACGGCGTCGGGTGGTCCGGCTCGTAGCGCGCCGGCAAGCACACCACAGTCCAACTCTTGCGCTCGGAGACGTCGACCAAGTGATAGGCACCGTCCTTCGCCAGGATATGGCCGATGAGGTCTCGCGGGTGCGACCGCTGCATCGAGACGATGAAGACGCCGGTCTTCGGATCGTTCAAACGCGTGGGTAGCACCTCGTCCCAGACGCGGAGCACTTCCTCGCGCACCGGATCGGACTCGACGTCCTTGATGTTGTGCGCGTCGTCGATGTTGATGATGTCGGCGCCGAAGCCGGTGATCTTGCCGCCGAACGCCAGCGCCAGGCGGTGGCCGCCCTCGATGGTGTCGAAGCGTGTGATGCGATTGGAGTCGTCGCGCAGCTTGAAGCGATGCCCCCAGCGCTCCTGATACCAGGACGAGTCGATCAGCTGGCGAGATTTGACCGAATGCTCGTTGGAGAGATCTTGGGCATAGGAGAGGTAGGCGAACTTGACGCCGGGGCCGCGGAACATCCCGGGGGTGACCTGGAAGCCGTGATTCATCAGCTCCCGTTTGATCGGATGGCGCTCCGGGTCCTGCGCCCAGACCCACGGCGGAAAGAACACGTTGCCGCCGAGCGACTTCATGTGCCGCGGCGGCAACACGAAAATCACGCGCTTGAGCTGACCGAGTGCGATCGCCTCATAGTGCTCGCACATGCAGTCGATGTGCCAGTTCGACGAGAACGCCGCCGGCTCGACATAGCGCCAGCCTTCACGGATGAAGAAGTTGAGCTTCCGCTCAGCCCTCTCTGTCCTCACCAGCTCCATCTCGGTCAGGTGCGACCGCGGGAGCGGTGCCTGAGTCGGCTGGGGCCGGTAGGCTTGGGGCTGGTTGAGGTGGGGCTGCATTGAATGCCGCTTCTTTTTCTTTCAAAGCCCAGTAAGCCTCGAACTCGTCCGGCGAGAGACTCTCGAGGAAGCCGGGTGGAGTCTGGTGCGCGACCCTGTGGATATGCTCGTGCTGCTGCGGGCCGCCGTTCGCGCCAGTGCTTTCAACACGCTTCGTCCAGCCGCGATCCTTTCCCTTCGTCATCAGGAAGAAGCGGGTGGCGTCCTTGTCGCCGGCGAGCACGCCGTCGCGAATCGTGCGCTCGGCGATGTCGAGCGTGGCTTCGTCGACCTCTTGCAGGATGCGCTGAAGCTCGGGGTTGTCTTGAATCAGACGCCAGACCGTTTGGCGCGAGCACTTGCGGCCGTACGCTTTGGCGAGCCGCCGCGCGGTCTCAGCCGCGCTTCCCGCAGTCGCGATCAGAACCGGCTTGACCTTCTCCAGGGTCCAGAACGGCCTCCGGATCGGCACGGGGCGCTTGTTGTCCTCCGGCGGAGTGGTCGCCGGGAGCTGGGATTGCTCCGTCATTTTCTTCTTCTTCGTCGTCTGCGAGGATGGCCGCCACATCCTCCCAGGGAGTGACCTTGGCCATCAGGTGATCGGGGCGGATGCCGAGCTGCTTCGCGAGCTCGTTGAGCTGCTTTCCCGTCGCGTCGCGCGCCTGCACGTGCGGGTTCGCGACCACGCGCCCGGCTTGATCCTTCAGGATGATGCTTTGGGTTTGCAGCGCCTCGGCCGACTTGCGCCACGCGGCGTATGTCTGACAGTACAATGCCAAGGTATCGAGCGCTGCGCCCCGTACACGGCCGCGATCGATAGAGCCCATCAGCTCATACCACTTGCGCTTGGCGTCATCCTCGAGCCAGCTAGGCGGCTTGGGAACGTCGGGGGTGATGATCCGCTCGTTCATCAAGCCGTCTCCGTCTCCTCAGCGAGCGGCAGCTCGGGCGGAGCGCTTGCTGCGATATGCCCCTCGACGATCTCGGTCATGCGGGTCATGATCGCGCCGAGCGAGCGGATGTCCTCGGTGCGGCCGAGCGAGAGCGCTGCGGCGCGGAAGCGTTCGAGGATTTCGTGCGCCACCACGCCGATGGTGTCGGTTTCCTTCGGCGTCTTTTTCACCCAGGCGTCGATCCGGTCGAGCGCGTCCATGGTGCGCGGGACGAACACCAGCGTGAGGTGCTTCCACGGGATCGCAACCGAAATGTCCGTGATCTCCGCGCGCGAGAGCTGCTTCACGTCGTCGAAGTCCTCGGGCTTGAGGAAGGACTCCATGATGTCTTCGATGCTGTCGAGTTCGTCATAGAGCTTGGCGAGGGTCTGCGGATCGTCGCGGCCGAAGATCGAGTTGTGCGCCAGTTGTTTCGCCACAGTCGTCGAGCGCGAGAGATCGCGCGTGTCGGCAAGCACGTAGATTTCGACCAGGCCGGCGGTGCGCGCGGCGCGCACGCGGTGGTGACCGCTGATAAGCTCGAACTTGCCGGTGGGCCGCGCCACCGTGAAGGGGAGCTGCTCGAGTCGCTGCTCCCTCTTGACGTTCGCCGCCAGCCGCTCGAACATCTCGGGCGACATGACGTGAGCGTTGATGTCTTGTTCGACCAGCTCGTCGACATGCACCTTGTAAAGCGCAAGGTTCGCGCCGAGGTCGGCGATGAGTTGAGCCATTTCCGTTCTCTTGGGTCAGCGGTCGGCTTATCACCGGATTGTTCTTTTGACGTGCCGCATTTCCTGCACAACCGGCCATAACCACATCGTGCCCTCGTGCGCGTGGAGCAGGATGCAGCGGCCGGACTTCACGGTCGCCGCCGCGAATGATGGGTTGTGCATCCCGGGGACGAAGCACCGCGCGCCGAGCATCGCGGCGATATCGGCGCTGCAACGGGCGGAGACGGCGGTCACCGGACAGGAACGACGACGACGTCGGCGACGAACTCGCCGGCGTTGCGGCCGGCCCGCAGATCAAACCGCGTGACCCGGTATTGCCACTGGCCAATCGGAAACTGCGCGCCGATTTTGAAGCCGGAGAGCGAGAGCGCGCCCTTGAGCGCATCCACCGTAAGCTGCGGCGCGCTGTCTTCCGCGCTCGGCCGCGCCTTCGGCGGATAGACCGGATAGCGGTGGGCGATCGTCTGCGCCGGCGCGGTTTGCGTGAGGGCTGCGGCCGCGATGAGCGCGGCAGCGGCGATGATGATTTTGAACATGGTTACCACCTCCCCGCCGCCGTTTCGGTTTCCTCGACTGCGAGAGCGGCGGCGTCTTCGGAGCCGGAGTTGGACTTGTCGAACTTGCTGTCGAACTTGTTGAGGAGCCAACGTGTGGCGAGCGCGCCAGCGGCACCCATCAGAAGAATGAAGGCCAGCGCGAGCCAGCTCTTTTCCTGCGGCGTCATTGGCCTTCCTTTTCGGTCTTTGGCATTTCGCCCGTGATGATCCAGGTCGAGATGCAGATCCCGACCGCGACGGCCTTGTCTACGTCGATCTCAGGCACGGCCGCGCGCAGGAACCACGCGACCTTCGAGAACTCGCCGGCGCGCTCGGCTATGCGCTTGAACCCGCGCATCGCCTCGAACGCGGCTTTGAGCTCCGCCTTGGGCAACTGGACTTGATCGACGCGCCCCACGTTGCCGGCGTGAGGCAGGCGGAGCATGAACTCGGGCGGCCCCTTCGGCTTTGCGGCCGGGGCGAGAGCCCGGCGGCGCTGTAAATCGAAGACGTTTTCCATGGTCACCCTCGATGAACTTCGACAACATCAGCGAGGCTGCGCAGCGCCGCGTCGAGAGCAGGAAGATCAAGCGTTGCCGACGGATGGTCGACAACGAGGGCCGCCGCGTACCGACGCGCCGGGCGAGCAGCCACGAGTTGCTCGAACGACATGACATCGAACGAGTGTTTCATGTTCTTCTCGGCCCAGCGGCGCGCGCGAGCCTCTGACTGGCCCACCACGACGATGTCGGCGGGCACCGGCGTTTGCAGATACAGGTCGCGGAAGCGTTCGCTGGACGCGTCGCGCTCGAGCATCTCGAGATACTCGCGCGGCGGATCGACCAGAACGCCGGTTACGACTCCGTGCTCGATCGTTGTTACGACGGTCGTGTCGTCGCCCGGCTTACCCATGTCGATGCCGACGAAGCGACCATCCAGCGGCAAGTCGACGTAGCTGATTTCGATGCCGGCCTCGCGCAGCATGTCCGCACCGCGCTGGCAGTCTTCCTCGCGCCCCTTCCACGGCCGGTGCGGTCCCACCACGCGCAGGATGCCGGCCGCGATGATCGGGCGAGCGCACTGATCGGCGCACGGCGGCGCGCCCGAGACATACAGCGTCGCGCCGCGCATGCGCGCGCGGTCGCCTTTGAGGATGGCGCCGACTTCGGCGTGTAGCACCAGCCCGTATTTGGTCGGCCGGTCGTTCCAGCGCTCCTCCGTCGACTCGATGCCGTGCGGGAAATCGTTGAACGCCCAGCTGACCGGGTTACGCTCGGCGTCGACGATGACGGCGCCAACCTTCGTGCTCGGGTCCTTCGACCAGGTCGACACCTCGCACGCCATGCGCAGAAAGCGGCGATCCCACTTCATCGTGCGCGACTGCCGCCCCGTGCAGTGACACTGGTCACAAGGAGGGTTAGCCATGTCGGCGCTCTCGCCTCGGCAGGCCGGGCAGGTCTCGGTCACAGCGAACTCAAGCCGCCTGTGCGACCACCACCGGCGCGTCTTGATCGAAAAACGCGAGCGGCACGAGCCACGCCAGGTTCGGAATGATGTCGAGCCGGCCGGGGATTTTGAGCGGATCGTGCAGCTCGATCCCCTCGCCTACGTCCGTCACGCGCCGGGGCAGGTCTTGATCCGGCCAGCCCGGAAACTCATCGACCTCGGCTGCGAAGCAGTAGACGACCGAGCGGTTATCGCTGGGCGTGCGATCCGTCAGGAGCGCAAACTGGCGCCACTCCCTGTGCTCGAAGCCGACTTCCTCGTGGAACTCGCGAGCCATCGCCTGAAGCGGCGTCTCGCCCTGTTCGATCTTCCCGCCGACGCCGTTGAGCCTGCCCTTCTGCCACTGCGGCTTTTGTTTGCGAATGAAGATGACGTCGCCGGTGGCCTTCTCCCTCAAGAAGCCGACGACGTAGTATTTGGTGTCCGACATGCTGTCTCCTCGGTAGGGACTTCCCCCGCTCTGAGTCGGGGTTGCATGTCAGGCTGATCGACCGGAACGATCTTGAGTCCAACTTTCGCCAAGTTGCCAACAGCTTCGTTGAGATTGACCACGCGGCCGTCCTCAAAACGAAACTGAATCAGCACCGGGCGCGCCATCTTGTCTTCGCGCTCGTCCATGCGGCCAGCGTGGTAGCCTTTGCGGTAGGCGTGACTGCGGCTCCAGAGATTGTCGTCGCGGTGGCGCAGGCCGGAGGGTTTGCTCACGCCTGGTCACTCCACAATCGAGTCGGGCAGGTGCAGCGCGTAGCGGCCGCCGTCGTCGGCGCAGAGCACCGTAAGGTAGCCGGCGCGCCCGGGCGTCTCGATGACACCGTTCAACGACCAGGTCTCGCCGCTCGTGTTGACGACCGTGAGCGGGTAATCGCCGAAGGCGTCAACGACCGCGCGCCGCACGAACTCGACCGCGCGCGAGCGCGAGCCGCCGCCGTCGATGACGAGCTGGCGCGCGTTCACGATGAGCTGCCACAACTTGACCGCTTCGACCGGGCCGGCGTGCCCCAGCCGCACGTCATGGACCGGCAGTTGCTTGCCATTGAGGTAGAGCGTGCCGTCAACCGACGCCCCCTCCCCGATGCCCACTTCGAGGCATCCATCGGCGTGCAGGTTCTCTCCCATCACTTCCCCCTCCGAGATCCAGCAGACGCGCCACGACGGCGCTCACGGCCGCTGCCAGGCGCCTCAGCGAAACAGCGTTGCAGCCCCGGCAGGAACCAGGGATTGTCCCGTCGACGACCTCACGACACGAGCACCGCGTTTCGGTACGGGCTCTGCGCGTAGGCTTCGCGGTATGGCTTCACCGAGAGCCCGATCCGCAGAGCCTTGCCGAGCAGCGCATTGACAGAGCGGCGCCAGCCAAGCCGCTCCGCGATCGACAGCAACGAGATGCGTCCCCAGCACGTACGCAGCACGCCGAGCTCGGCGTCACGCCACGTAACTTGTTTGGTTCGCTTGCTCATTCCGCCTCCTCGTAGCTATTGAGAGCCGCGGCCGCCTCGAGCCGCACCGCCTCCTTCACCCTCTCGTCTTCCTGCGACCACGGCAGGCACGCCCTGGTGACGCCTTGCAGCGCGAGCTTGGCGCGCCGCGCGATCCATATGGCTTGCGCTGCCCTCTCGATTTGCTGCGCCGTCGCCATCACCGCCCCTCCCGGGGCTCACAGCCCCGCCGCCTCGGCGTACGTCAGCCCGAGGAGGAGGACCTGCTCGGCCGTCCCGAACACCTCGCAACAATCCTGGTATCCGCACACGCCGAACGCAGCCCAGCCATCCCGCGGCCACTTCAGATAAAACACCGTCCACATCTCACGCCCCTCCCGGCGGCACGTAGCAGTAGACCCAGAACCCCTGCGGGGTGTTCGCGTCGTAGTCAGTCGACGCGACGAACACGACGCCGTGGCCGGTCGGGTTGCCTTGGTCCCACTTGACCTTTTCTTTCGGGATCGTGATGCGCGTGCCGACCGGGATGTGGCGCCGCACGAGTGCGGTGTCGTCGCGCTCATCCGTGATGATCGCGATATAGTTCCCGTCTTTGTTGGAATCGAATCCGTCTGCCCAGTAGGCGTCGGCCTCGCCGCAGCACGACGCTTCGACGTCCGGCTGCTGGAGCGACTTGAACCACCGCGAGATCGCCGGGTCGGCGTTACCCCACTGGCCGAGGTCGCGGCCGTGGGCAGTGCGGATGCCGAACCACACGCCGAAGACCAAGCCGATCACCAGAAGGATCGCGAGGCCGATGAGGATGTCGACCACGAGCCGAATCCAAAACCTCATCTCCGTCTCCGTTGCTTCGTTGGTAGGGGCGCAGACGGGCGGGAGGGGTTGGCCCCTCTCTCACCCACCTGCGGAAGTCGTTACGCGCGCGGAGGTTCGCTCTCGCGCCTCAGGCTCCCCTCTGCGTTTGGTCGCCGGCCGGGAGCGGAGGGCTGAGTGGCAGCAGCCCCGTCTCCGCTCCCGGCAACCGCCGTGCGGCAGCACGACGATGACGACGAGCGGGCTTGTAGGTTGCGCCGCGGACGCGCGTCATGCGCGTCGAGAAGTTGCCAACAGGTTTAGGGGGTGACGCGCGCGCTCCCCGCGCACTCAGCCGCGCGGCGAAGCATCTCCGAGGCGCCCCACGGCTTCGCCATCACGCCCTGCGCGCAAAGAACTTCCACACCTCGACCACGTCGTCGCCGAACAGCTCAGACGGCGTGCGCAGAGACGTGCGCACCTCGAAGAACCGCGACGAGAGGAAGTCGGCCTGCTTCTCGATGGTCTGGCAGCTCACGATCGCGCCGCCCGCTTCGCTGACCACAGGCTCATCCAGTCGGTTCTGGTAGTAGAAGCCACTGACCATTCCGAAGCGGATCGAGGGCCACGCGTCGAACACGCGGTCGTACAGCGTGTAGCGCTCGTCCGGCAGAAAGCACGCCTCAATCGAGAACAGGCTCACGAAGGCATCGGGCTCCCAGCGCAAGAGCGCCTTGACGCCGGCGAGATCGCTGTAGTCGCCGTGGATGAAATCCTTCACCTTGCCGGTATCGTTGCGGTCAACTCCCACGTACCTGCGCCAGTCGCCGTGGCGCTCGAACTCGCCGAGCCCGCAGCCGAGATCGACCACGCTGAGCCAGGGCCCGACCTGCAACGAGCAGGGTCCGGTCCACCGGCGGAAGAACTCGAACATCTCGTCGTGATTCCTCCGCACCACAGGCTCAGCCAGGTAGCGCAGATAGGCCGAGTAGAAGGCTTGGTCGTAGGCGATGGTCACGCTCTGCATCACGACTTCACCGGGCTCGCCGGGCACGTACGACCCTCCGCGATGCACGCGGCGCAGCCCTCGATGTTCCTGAAGGCGCCGCCGTGCGTGGCGCACGTCCAGAGAGTTCCCCCGAACTCCTCCGCACGCCGCCGCAGCGGTCTGAAGTGCCGCTGGCGCAGGTGATCGAGCCAGGCCCACTGCTCATCAGTGAACGTCCGCTTCACCGACTCGCGCGCCTTGGGGAAATACAGCGGCACCTCTCCCAGCACGCAATATTGCACGATCTTCGCCAGCTCTTGCGTGGTGATGTCGGCTTTCGGCTCGAACCTGTGCTCGATCCAGGAGGACACCGGCGAGCCATCGGGCGCGAGCCCGACATTGGCGCCAGCGTCATGCGCCTTCCTGCGCAAACGGTCGAACAGCGAGCGAATCACCTTCATTGCCCCTCTCCCCATAGATGCGGTCGAAGACGAAGGCCGGCAGCGAGGTCGCCATCACGCCGCCTCGTCGTCCTTCACCAGCTTGTCCGGGATCTTCGTCACGCCCATCGGCCTACCGGTCTGCTTCTCGACCGCGCGCATTTTCTTGAGCCACGCCGCGACCGTCTCCGCCATCGTCTCTTTCCGGAACGGCCCGCCGTAAACAAGCTTGAACCGCCCGTCTCCCCAGGGTTCTCGCGTGATGAGCTTCATTTTGGTCGAGCGGTGCGATTTCTGCTCGGGCGTCGTCGAGATGCAGGTCGTCTGGAACCGCCACGGCTCAGAGAGCGCGCCATAGGCCATGCGGCCGAAGAACTTGCGCGCGTCGTCGTTCGTGATCGCCATCATGAACAGATGGTTGATTCGCGGGTAACGCTTGTTCGGCGCCGTGAAGCCGAACGTCTCGTGCACCGTCGTCGACTTCCCCATCGTCAGGTCGGAGAAGTGCATGCCGAGCACGGCCATCAAGTAGCCGTCGAGCGTGGTCAGGAAGTAGCGCTCGGTCCGCGTCGCCGGCAGCTTGTGCGCAAAAAGGTCGCGGTAGTAGAGCGCGACGTTCTTCGTCACCTCGATGAAGCCGATCTTGGACTCCGGGGTGATCTCGTAGTCGTCCGGCAGGAACGGAATCTTCGCCGGCGCGATCTTCGTCTCGCCCCTCTGCTTGACCAGCGTTTCCGCCTCATCCGGCCGGGTGCACAGCACGTAGTCGACCGCTCGGTTCCGCTCAGCGGCGAAGACGCCCTTGCCCCCATAACCCTCCTCGATCGCCTTCGACCGGAACATGAAGGTCAATGCGGGCGTCCTCTCCGGGAGGAGGAGCTGGTAGAGCTTGAGCCGCGATGCTCTGGCGTCGAACTCCGGGATACGCGGGTCATGCCAGGTGATCGCGCCCTTGGTGTCGAACATCTTCGCGTAGCCCCGGGAAAAGCCCGGGGGGTTGCAGTAGATCAGCGCCCTCGGATCGCTCTCGTCCGACAGGCACACCGCCGTGATGTCCGCCACGCTGTACCGGATGCCCTTCAGCTTCTCGGTCAGCTGCCCCACCTGCTCGGCGAGCTGGGCGATGTAGTGGTCCGGGTCGCGCAGCAACTCGTCCCGCACCATCCGCTCATAGAACACGTCTTCCTTGAGCTGGCAGACCTTCAGCCCGTAGAGCACCGCGGCCGGCAACAGGCTCAAATCGCCTCGCGCCCGCGCGCGCGCGTGAAGATGTTGCAAATGGTCGTGAAACGTCACGCCCAATTCTTCCAAGTCCCTCCCGGCACAGGCGTATCCGAGGACGGTGGAGAACAGGGAGATGTCGGAGCACTCGATCTGTTCGGGCTTCCATCCTGCATCGATGGCTGCCTCGGCAATGGTGAAGCGGCCGGCGCAGGGAATCACGACGCGGTCATAGCGTCCCGAGGCTTTGGCGCCTTGGAAGGCTTTGAGCATGTAGGAGCGGATTGCCGCGGGCGTGATGCCGAGGAAGATGTCCCCGAGTTGCTGGCGGGCGACCATGAACGTCTACTCCGGGATGACCACGTGCCGATCCGCGTCGAGGCAGACCAATCCCGCCTGGAGAGCGATGACGGCGATGGGGAATGCCTTGGTCACGCGACCAGCCGGGGCGGCAGAGCGTGAAAGCCCTCGATGGTCCGGACCTGGATCGTGCAGTGGCCGACGTCGTTGAGGACGCGGAAGGCGAAATCGTTTTCCGTCCGGCCATCTCTGGACGGCACGAAGGAAACGCCAAGGATGCGGCCAAGCGGCTCTCCCCGGGGGTCGAGCAGCTCGGCTCCATCCTCGGTGCCGCGGACTTGGTACGCCGGAGCCATCACCAGTTACCCGTGACGCTCGCGACCACGCTGTACGCGACCCAGGCGATGCCGCTGAGAATAGTGGCGCAACCGAGATAGATCGGGCGATCGATTCGGTCGGTGACCGGGTGCGTCAGAGCGCGCCTGAACGCCGCGTACGTCAGCAACGACGGAATCACGCTGACACCGACCGGCACCAGCAGGACAATCGGTTCGTTCATTCGGTTCCCCCCGTTACGGACAGGCCGAAGATTGTCCGCGTCGTCATTTTCTCCATAAACTCAGATATTTGGCGCTCGACGTAATCGCGTTGCTCTACCGTCATTTCCTCGAGCCCGTCGACCTCCAGCTCGCGAATCAGACTCTTGTGGTCGATGACGACCTGCTCGACTGTTTCCTTGCGCCGAACGGCGGCCTTTTCCTCGCGACCGTCGACGCGATCGCGGGATTCCGCATCGAACGCGCTCTTCAGCTGGGCGAGCCGTTCGTCGGGGATTTTGATCGGCGCGAGCTTGGTTCGCTCGGTCGCGTCGTCGAACTCGGTCATGCCGCCGCCTTCACCTGCGTGGTCACGAAAAGCGGGACGTAGCGGCCGGGCAGTCCGCTCCTGTGGAGCGCGGCCGCGTCCGCGCCGCCATACGCCACGAGCACCGAGGGGGCGCCGCTGTTGTGCGCCGCCCGATCTCCTACCGCGTAGGTGCGGCCGCTTTTGGTGTCGTGATGCGGCCAGCCGTAGTGGAAGAACAGCCGGCCCTCCAGAAACAGGATCGCGGTTGCCTTCGACCACACGCACTCGAAGAACAGCTCGGTCTCGGTGCGCGCAAAAATCAGGGCGGTGCCGCGGCCGTGCTCCACGAGCTTGCGCAGCCACGGGCCCTGTACCTCTGCCTGCCCATACGGCGGATTCAGCCACACGCGCGGAAACACCGACCAATCGTGCGCCAAGCCGTCATCTTCCGGCGTGAGCATCACGGTCGCCGTGCGCCACGGCATATTGGGCGGGCACGCGGGGTCGAGGTCGAACTTGCCGAGCGCCCCGATGATTCGCGGCGGCGTGAGCCAGTCGACGGACTTGGAGGTTGGCGAGTGGTGACCGCCGATAGCCATCAGCGCGCTCCGTCCTCGACGAAGTCGCGCAGCCAGCGATAGAGCGCCGGCAAGGCCATGAGTCTCCGGATCACCGCTTGTTCCCGAGGAGGCCGAGGTTGACCATCTCGCGACGCGACGACGTGCGCTCGCGAATCATCGCCTTGACCTTGGTCAGCGTCGTGCCTTGCTGTCGGCGCTTGTGGCCCGGGGAATCAGGGCCGTACACCTGCTTCGCCGCAAATCCCACGGCCGTCTTCCTTGGTAGGGGATGGGCCGCCCGGCAGGGTTTGCACCTGCGTCCCGATCCGAGGGAATCGGTGTCCTGGCACTAGACGACGGGCGGGTAGTCGCTTACTTCACGATTGTTTGTTTGTTCGTTGTGCTGCTTTTGCGATGACTCCCCCAGCATGTGCAAGGGGGTACGCGACGAACCTGTTGGTAACTCTACGCACTCAGCTCGACGACGAGCGCGCCGCCCGCGACGCCTGGACTGCCAGCGCCGCCACCAGCCGTGCCCCCGGCGCCAATCGTAACCGTGAGGCCGGAACCACCGGTGACGCTGCCCGAACCGACCGCAAACGCGCCGCGCGCGCCGTTTGACGTGCCGCCGAGGGCGGTCACAAAGGAGCCAACCATGGTGTTGCCGCCCGCGCCGCCGGGGCTGTCGCTATCGGTGCCGGCGCTGCCGCCCCAGGCAAAACCGATGACGCGCTTGGTGCGCGCGTCGAGCGTGAGAGTCTCCGTCGAGGCGACCGGCGTGACCTTCACCACCGAACCCAGCGCCTCGAGAGCTGCCACGCGATTATCGAGGCTCAAGATGTCGGCCTGCGCCTGCTCCATCTCGGTGTTGAGGGTTGACACCTCGCCTTCGAGAGCGGCCACTCGCTCAACGAGGTTCGGAATGTCCGCCACGTCGAGCAGGTGCGCGTTCTGCACATGGCCGTCCTTGTCCGGCCAATAGAGAATGCTGTCGGCGGAGTTGATGGCGATCTGCCCGGGCACGAGCGTGGTCGGCGCGTGACCCGGCGTCGAGGAGCGTAACAGCTGAATCGTCGCAAGGATCGCTGGCGTGTCGGCGTTGTCGACCGCGTCCAAGATCCCGCCGTCGATGGCTTTCAAATCCCTCGGGCCGAACTGCATGCGCAGCACGCCGTTGCCCTGGAGCGCGATCGGCTGCCCGCCGTTGGTCGAGGCGTCGACCTCTCGCGTCACCGTGCCCACCGTAGCGTCGTAGACGCCATTCGACTGCTCGCGCTGGAGGACGCCATTGCCGATGACCTCGAACAGTTCGTAGGCGATGTACGCTCCGTTCTGAATCTGCGCGTCCTGAAACGAGCGGTAGCCGCTGCCGGGAATCGGATCACCCAGCACCAGCGGGCCTTGCCCCTGGCTGGTAACCCTCACCATCACGCAAGCGGGAGCGATCGAGACCATCGTTGTTTTTCTTTCTTCGTTGTGGCCGGGCTTGTGTGTCGCGCGCGTGCGCGCGCGCAAGAGGTGCGCAGCAGCAGACGGCGACGATTTTGCGCAGGCGCTTGAGCGAGCTAACAAATTTTCTTCTTGAAAACCTGTTGGCAACTACCCATAATGATGGGATCAACTAAAAACCGACCCTACCATGGAGACAACACGCACATGACTGACTCGCAGCCCATCATCGCGACCGCCTCGTGGTTCGCGAAGCTCCCCGCGACTCACCTGCGGGTGGGCATCTCTCGCGGAACCCCGCGCGGCCAGGCTGCCGGCTTCAAGCAGTATCGTGCGTTGTGTCCCGGCTCGTGGTTCAAGTCGTGCACGCCCGCCGAATACCTGCGGCGTTTCAACAAGGAAATTCTCGCTTCCCTCGATCCCCACAAGGTCGTCGCGGATTTGCAGCGACTCGCCAGCGACGGCCGCACGCCCACTCTCCTCTGCTTCGAGGGCGCGAGCGATGTCCAATGCGGGGTGAAGTGGTGCCACCGACACATCGTGGCGCAGTGGCTCGAGGACTCCCTCGGCATCAAGGTCCCCGAGGTGGACTTCCCCGGTCTGGACCGCTTCGCCCTGCTCAGGCTGAACGGGGTCGCGGCCCCTTCCTACTCTCCGGTCGAGCCGCCAGCGAAGCCCACGGGGAAGCAGATGCGCCTCGACCTGCACGGAGGCTGATTACTTTCGTTCCCTCTCCGTTCCACACTATATACACGCATCCGCCGCTGACGCCCGGGCTCGACCCGGGCGTCACGCTATTCTACGAACGCAAGAACAAAGAAGTATTATTTCAAGGTTAGTCATTGAATTTCGATAGTACAGGTTCAGACTACACTTAACGAAAACGAGAACTTCCCTACCTGAGCAACGGAGACTTACGATGACCAAGCAAGACCGGCAGAGCATGATGCTCAAGATGGCCCACGACGGCGCCACGGCGTGGATCGACGAGCTGATCGAGCACCACAAGCGCGCTGCCCGCGATCTCGAAGGCTACCGCGCTCGGTTCGTCGAAGCCTGCGCCAAACAAACCGCCGGCGAACGCGACACCACTCCGGTCGAGGTGCTGAGCTGGACCGTCAACCAGGTCAACAATATCCGCCAGGGCGGCCGCCTCGATCTGGCTGTCAACCATGCCTCCGCTCTAGCTCTGGCCGCGGCCGGCGTCGCGAAGTGGTGAGGAGGTGGGCAATGACCACCTTCCCCATCACCGAGCGCCTCGGCCACGACTACATCCGCGGCAATCTGTTTCTTGACGGCCGTCAGGTCGTCGCCACCGACCAGCTGACAACCCTTCCCAACGCCGAGCACGAAGCTCTGCAAGCCTACTTCGGCATGAACGCAGTTTCAGCGGGCGATCTGTTCGAACTGCGCCCGCATCTGGTCGACACGAAGTGAGGAGGGGACCATGGCTTTCGAGACAGTCGCCGAGATTGATCGAGAGATTCACCGCGCCAAGGAAGTCCTGGCCAACGCCGAGGGCGAGAACCGGCCGCGCGGCGCGGCCTCCATGCGGCGCTACCTCACAGAGCTGCGCGAGGAGCGCAAGGCAATGTTTCGCCGCCTCGCCGCGCGGAGCGCATGCTGATCCTCTCTTGACTTTTTTTTGGAGCTCGGCCGCATAGGACTTGACGTAACTCAGTAGCCTGCAAGACTCCTCGAATGGTTGACCTGGAAACCGGGCGACCACCCTACCAGGAGAAAACAATGTCACTGGCCTCCGCTCTTTCAGATCTCCGGGCCGAAGTGGTGAATGGCGCCGCCGCCGCCGACGTGGTCGCCGAGATCGCGGCCGAATACGGCCTCAACCCCGTCCTCCTCTCCCGCAAGTTTGCTGAGTCGTACCGGTCGGAAGACGCCCTGCGCGCCACCGCGCAGGCGACCGACGCAACGGTCTGCACCGCCGACCGAGTCGCGCGCACCGTTGCCGGCATCTGCAAGCGCTACGCGGTCCCGCTCGATGCCACAAAGGTCCGCTCGTGGCGTGGCAAACCGTACACCTACATCTGCACCATCGCCGGCTCGAGCAAGCGTCCCTATCTCGCTGTCTGCCACGAGGACGCGCGAGCCTATCGCCTGCCGGTTCACTGAGCCCTACCAAGGAGACAACATGCCTATCCGCTCTGTCCAATTCGGTTCCGCCCTCAACCGTGAGCGCGCCGACCGGCTCGTCTCAACGCTGAGAGTCGCTTTGAGCGGCCACTACATTACCCGCCGCGAGGGCTTCGATGTTGGCGCCGCCCCGATGAATGGCTCCCTTTGGCCGTTCGTGCAGGCCGACGTCGACGACGACGAGAACCTCGCCGAGATCGTCGCCGACCAGCTGCTCCAGATGGCCGACAAGCTACGCACCGTCGCGGCCCAGACGATCTGAGGAAGGCGCCATGATGTTCGCCATTCTCCTCCTCGCCCCGGTTCACGGCCGGGCTGGTCGGCACGGCGCTCGGGAGCTACTGAGATGAAACAGCCGCAGAGATCCTCGCTCGATTGGTACGGGGTATGCCCAACCAACGTCATCAAGATGGCCAACACGAAGCTGGCGCACGTCGCCGGCGCCAAGAAGCGCGCGCTCGTAAAACAGATCGCCGCAGTCCGCGACGCCGCCGCGCGCATGCTGGCCGCCGGGACTCCAAGCACCTCGAACCCGGCATGGTGCAAGGCGTGTGACGCAACATGCGAGGCAGCCTGGGCTCTGCTTGAGTTTGCCGATCCCCTCTGACTCCTCCCCGGCCCCGGGTACACGGAGCCGCACTTTTTTGTTCGCTCGGCCGCATAGGGCTTGCATCAGTCGTAGTCCCTGCCATGCTCCCCCTGTCACGTGGAAACCACGGACACCCCTACCAGGAGCAAACAATGGCCCACCAAACCATCCGCGCTGTCCCCCGGCTTCACCGCATCCTGCACAACATGGGCTATCCGGCCTCTGTTGCTGCAATGGTCATCTCTTGCGCGCGCACCGAGCGCGACCCCATCGCCCTCCACACCATTCAAATCGCGTGGCACAACCGCCACTCGCTGCAAACTCCCCTCCCGCACACCCGCCGCTATCGCTGACGCCCAAAAATCTGCCCCGGTCAACCGGGGCCATCCTTCCCTACCAATGGAGCAACCAATGCCCCGCGACAACGAGCTCGACACCCAGGAAACCAAGCCCGCGTTCTGGACGGTCGCAATCTTTATGGTCGACCGCGCCTACGGGGGCCCGGAGGAGGGAGGCTGGTGGTACGACCACGGCCGCCCAATCGAGCACATTCCGGACGGGATCAACCCGCACGACCTGATGACGGTATTCACCGACGAGGACGAGGCCACCTCTTACCGGGAAACGCTGCAAGCCTCGCTCGACGCCCACATCAACAAGGGACGGCGCGCGATCTCCTCTGTGCTGTCCGAAGGCGAGTACAGGGCCGTCGTCTGCCCGGGGTGGCCCGCGCCTTTCCCCGCGACGCGGCCGGTTTACGAGTGAGCCAAATGGGCTCGAACATTTTTTGGAGCTCGGCCGGAAAGGACTTGCAAACAGAGTAGTACCTGCCATCCTTCCTTTGTCACGTGGAAAACCACGGGCACCCCTACCAGGAGCAACGCAATGTCCTACGCAGCCATCAACGCTCTCGAAGCGGTCATCGAGCAGCTCAACCCGAGCCAGCAGAACTTTGCCCGCGACCTGATCCGCAAGGGCCGGCGCCACGGCCTATCCGGCAAGCAACTCTACTGGGTCGAGCGGTTGACCCGCGAAGCCGGCCAGCCTCCAAAGCAGCGCGAGTCGGTTGGCGACCTGTCTGGCGTCCTCGCGCTGTTCGAGCGAGCCAAGCAGCACCTCAAGTCCCCCGCCATCGTCCTGCACATTGCCGAGGTCGGCGAGGTGCGCGTGAGCGTCGCCGGCGAGCGCGCCCGGGTTCCGGGATCGCTCAACGTCGCCGACAACGCGCCCTACGGTGTCGGTCGTTGGTTTGGCCGCATCCTACGCGACGGCTCGTTCGACGAGTCGAACCGGTGCGATGTTCCCGCCACGCTCCTCCCTGCCCTGCGCAACTTCGCGGAGCGACCCTCCGAGGTGGCGGCCGAGCACGGCCGACTGACCGGCAAGTGCTGCTTCTGCAATATCCCGCTCACCGACGAGCGTTCGACCGCAGTCGGCTACGGCCGAACTTGCGCGAAGAACTACGGCCTGCCCTGGGGCGCCAAGGCCGCGGCGCGCTGCGAGCGCACGGACGAGATGTTCGCCTGCATCGACCCTGGCGAGCTCCGCATGATGGAGATGGACGCCGCCGCCGACCGCGAGGGAACCGTCCGCGACGAGACCGCCAAGCACGCGGCGCGCGCGGCGATGGAGAGCGGCTTCCGGTTCGGCGGCTGGGTCAATCGGTAAGCCGCGCTAAGCCGGGCCGACGCGAGCAAATCGCGCGGCCCTTACCCCTACCAAACAACGGAGCCATCCATGACCCTCGACCGTCTGGCAATCGTGGTCGGCACTGTCATTTTCGCCGTTGGCGCCATCAACTCGGCCTACAGCGACTCGAAGCCGCCGGCGCCCGCGCACGAGCGCGCCGTGACCGTCCCAACCCCGGCGCCAATCGTGGTCCGCGTGGACTGCCATTGCAGCTGCCCGCAGGCGCGCGGCGTGCGTGTGGTGCGGTTTGGCGGACACCGCCACTGGCATCATCACCGCTGGTATCACCACCGCCGGCGCGGGAGGTGAGCCGTGGCCGACTACATGGTCCAATTCATCGACACCGCAAAGAGCGATGTCGAGGCCGCCGAAATCCTCGGCTTTCTCAAGACCCAAGTCGACTTCGTCGCCGGCCGCATCCTGGAGCCGCCCGGCAACGGAGAATGGCGCGTGCAGGCATTCTTTGAAGACTGCGGCCACAGCTTGCCGCTCCCCGGTGGATGCCTTCGCGTGATTATTATTCCGAGCTTCCTACAACAAATGAGGACATGGCAATAATGAAACTTGGAAAGGAAACCGGCAGTCTGACCAACCATATTCTCAGCCGCTCCGTCATTGGACAGCCGGAGCCCCAGGTCGGCATGGGCGCAACCATCCTGTGTTGGACCGAGCGCCACGCGGCGACCATCATCCAGGTCTGGGCGAACAGGAAGCAGACCTACATCAACGTCCAGGAGGACCACGTCAGGCGCGTCGACAAGAACGGCATGAGCGAGTCGCAGGAGTACGAGTTCTCACCGAACCCACAAGGCGCCATATCGACCTACCGCCGCGCCGACGATGGGAGCTGGCACCAGGTCCGATTCAACTCCCGCACTCAACGGTGGCGGAAGACCCATGGCGAGGGCCTGCGCATCGGCGAACGGGCTCACTATCACGATTTCTCGTTCTGAGGAGGACACCCATGAGCGATCCCATCGCCGCCGTCGCCGACCGACTCATGCGCGCGGTCGCCGCGACCGGCGTCATCAAACCAGACGACGCCGACATCGCTTGCCGCGTCATGCGCGAGGAGCTCAAAGAGTTCATCGCCGGCGACAAGTACGCCGACGAGCGCGCCCTCCTCTCGAGCCCGGGCGGGGAGCAGCTTGCCTTTGCGTCCCTGGTCGCCACGTGCGTCAGCCGCATCCTGGTTGAGGAAAAACTTCAGCCGCTCGACGCTTAGGACTTGACGTAGTCCGCTCGCCTGCCAGACTGCAAACATCGATCGGGAATACCCGACGTGTCCCCTACCAACGAATGCAACGGAGCAAACAATGCGCACCATCTCCGCGCCCCACCCCAAAGTCCAACGCAACGTCGCTCACACGTTCTGGACCGATGACATCCCGGTCCCGGAGGAGCGCGAGTGCGACATTATCGAGCGCACCGGTTCATTGTGCGTGATTCGCGACCGCGAGACCGGCGTCGAGTTCTTCCGCTGCCGCAACGAGATCGAGTGAGCCCCGCTCAGCCCCGTAGAGGGCCGAACGCGACCGGCCCTCTACATCCCTACCCCCGACATTCAGCTGAGGCACCCATGGCCAGCGATAGGCGCATCGCCGAGCTCAGAGACGAGCGCGGCAGCGGTGGAGACTTCTTCGTCTACCTCAAGCCTGGGTACTCGCTCTCGACACCTCCGCAACACTGCTTCGGCGCGGAAACGCGCGCCGAGATCAAGGAAACCATGAAACGGGTCGTCGCGTGCTCGTGCGCCGACTGCAAACGAGGAGACTGACTCCCTATGACCAGTAAAACGAAAACTCCGCCGACCATTCGCCTCGAAGTCACCACGGAGATGGGCCACGCGACCTACCTCATCATCAAGAAGGGCAAGGTCGAGTACGTCAGCGGCAACGAGACGAAGCTCGCTCTCACGAGCATCGCCGGCGACAAGGCTGCCGTCCTCCGCATGAAGCTCGAGGACGCCACACACGCATCCGACGCCGCCAAGGCGGTCCGCGAGCTGGCGAACTTCGCCCGCCACGTGAAAGTTCTGGATTGAGGAGCGCGCCATGGCAGTCGAAGCAAAACGAGGCTGCGGTTACCGCAAAGTCGGCGGCCTTTACATCGTCGGCGGCACCCTCGGCGCCCCGTGCTGCAAACTCCCGATCCCCCTCAAGGTCTGCCCGTGCTGCGGTGGTGGCGTGAAGCAGACGCGCGGGTGGACTTGGATTGATCCGCAGCCGTGGTTGCAAGCACAATGCACGGGCGAGACGCCGAGCGACCTGTCATTCTGCCCTGCCGCCTACCCGGAGCGACTCGGCAAGCGCGTCGGGCTCCTGTGGATCGGCGCGCAGTTCTACCCGAAGGTCGATGACTTCATGCGCGAGGCGAACGATCTCGGGATCTCGCGCCGCATCACCGCCGTCCCCAAAGGCTTCAAGCTGGGCGAGCATTGGGTGTTCCTCGCCCACCCGCACGTCGTGCCGGAGAAGTCCGACGACCTGCTCCAGAGCGACACGCTCGGCCCCGGCATCTTCCGCATCTTCCGCCCATCGGCCATCGAGAAAATCGTCACCGAGACGATGGCCAAGGACGAGGCGGAAATGGAGAAGCTGCGCCGGCAGGGAGTCACTCCCGTGATCGTGCCCGACGACGACCCCGACCACCAGGGCACGGTGTACGACCAGGAGGAGGATGACTCCGATGCGCTACTCTGAGTCTCGCAACTGGTGGAGGCGACGCAACTTGCGCCGCCATCCCTGCGATGTCGGGAGTGTTCAGTCGCAGATCGCCGCCGAGGGCTTCCGCATCCTGCTCACCAACTCCTACTGGAAACGGCACCACGAGCCGTTCAACAAGACTGAGGAGGGACGCAAGCACCGCCAGCAGCGACGCTTCGTCCGCTTCCACGACACCTACTCACTCGCCTCTCACCCCGCGCAGGCCGAGCCATGAAAAAGCGAACCGCACGACTCACCGGCGCGCAAAGCTATACCTTGCTGTCGGTCCACTACGAGCACCGGTTACCGCACGGCTGCAACATCCGAACCAAGGCCAGGCTCGAACACTTCGGCTCGATCGAGTACCGCGATGGGGAGTTCCTCACCACAGCCGAAGGAAAAGACCGCCTTGCGCAGCCGGACTTCGCGAAAAGACACGAAATCTGGCGACGCTTCGTCACCACTGCTCAACAAGAGGCCACGCCATGACGCACTTCAAATCGAGAGACGATGCCGTGTGGCACCGCGGGCGCAGAATCGTCCCCACCATCTACGGCCAGCCCGAAGGAAACACTAAGTGGGTCGGGACGTGGGAGGAGTTCATCGCCGCCGGCGGCTGCACCCACTTCAATGAGGATCAGACGGAGATCGTCTTGACGCTCCCGGCTGGATGGAAATTCGGTTGTCGCTTCCGCCCATGCGTCGCCCCACTGGGCGAACAAGAGGCATTAGCAGCATCCTCCTGACAGCGTTGTGCTACTACGAGACTGCGGCAGCCGGCCGTAAGACGCGCTAAGCGCTTGTCGCAAACCGATCCGTTGCGCGGACGAGTCCATCCAGAATGCCGGGCTCGATCATTGCGTGCCCTGCACCTTCGACGAGATTAAACTCGGCATCGGGCCATGCCTTGTGCAGCAGATACGCATTCCTTACCGGACAAGGCATATCGTAGCGTCCATGGACAATGGCCCCGGGAATGCCTTTGAGGCGATGGGCATCGCGCATCAATTGCCCATCCTCCAGCCAGCACCCGTGCACGAAATAGTGGTTTTCGAGACGGGCGAAGGCGAGGGCAAAGCGCCCGTCACTGTAGGCCGCTGACAAATCCGCGTTGGGCAAGAGCGTGATCGTCTCACCTTCCCAGATAGTCCATGCTTTGGCCGCCCGCAGCTGGACTTCGGAATCGTCGCACGTCAGCCGCTTTCGATAAGCACTGATCATGTCGGACCGCTCGCTCTCCGGTATCGGAGCCTGGAACTTTTCCCATTTCTCGGGAAAGATTTGCGAGACACCGAATTGGTAGTACCAATCCAACTCGGCCTTGGTCAGCGTGTAAACACCCCGCAATATCAGTTCGCTGACCCGTTCGCGATGGGTCTCCGCGTAGGCTAAGGCGAGTGTCGAGCCCCAGGAACCGCCCAAGACAAGCCATTTCTCAGCGCCGACAAGGACTCT